TAAGAGAAAGAAAGAATACATTTTCAAAATCTTCGAAAATAAATCTGCAAAGATTATCGAAGAAAACTTTGATTACACCTCAAAGCTCTTTGATAAGAAAGAGCAAGAGAGATTAGAAGTAATCAGAGAAGAAGCTTTCACATCTCGAGTAGCTCAACATGATGCACCAAAAGTCATCAAAGAGAGCACTCAAGGTAAGAAAAAAGAGGTTTCGCCTGAACCGCTTATGAATGAGTACGTCTCAGTCCTAGGAGGAGGAAGGTAAAATTTCCAACATGAGGTCAATAGACCTGAGCTGCTTGGGGTAAATCCCATGAGATAAAGAAAAGATAAATAGCCTATGAAAAACAAATCAGACTTCATCAACAAAGATATGGCAGATGTGCTTCTCGAAAAGTGGAAACCAGTTCTTGACTATAAGTCAGACACGGTTGCTCCTATCGAGAATGATTACAATCGCTACGCTACTGCAGTTCTCCTTGAGAACCAAGAGCGCTGGTGCTTGAACGAAGCTAATATCGCAGGTGGTACTTCATCAGTATTTGGATCAGTTAACTCTGGTGCTTATGGTGGTGCTGTTAATACTGGCGACAATTACGCTACGGGTGATCAACGTCTTCCTAAGATTCTTATTCCGATGATCCGCAGAACGTTCCCAGAACTCATCACAAATGAGCTTGTGGGTGTTCAGCCTATGACTGGTCCAGTTGGCCTCGCATTTGCTCTTCGTTACAAGTATGGTTCTACTACCCTCGGTGGTGGTAACTATACCGACGGATACAATAGCGGTGGTTCTCCAGCTTCTGTTTCAGGTGCAGCACACAACCAACAAGCCGTCTCGTACGGTTCTGGTAACGGCGCAAATGAACTCGGCTGGCAACATCTTGACACACGCTTCACTGGTACTTCTGCTGCTGCCCTCTCGGGTGATGCAACGTACTGGGATTTCGTGAACCAAGATATGGGTGTCGCAGAACTTCTTAAGAACTACGAGATCAATTCCAACATTCCTACAGTAGAGGTTTCTTTCGAGAAAACCGCTGTTGAAGCTGGTACTCGTCGTCTTGGAGCTCGTTGGTCTATCGAACTTGAACAAGATCTCAAAAATATGAATGGTATCGATATCGATGCTGAACTTACAAATGCAATGTCATATGAAGTTCAAGCAGAAATCGATCGCGAGATGATCATTCGTATGATCCAAGCCAGCTTAAATGGTGGTTTTGGACAAGGTTTCTCAGTTTGGTCACCAGCATCTGCCGACGGTCGTTGGCTCGCTGAGCGTAATCGTGACTTCTATCAAAAGCTTATCATCGAAGCTAACCGCATTGCTGTTCGTAACAGACGTGGGGCAGCAAACTTCATCGTTGCAACACCACGTGTGTGCGCAATTCTTGAAATGCTCCCTGAGTTCCAGTGGATGTCAGTAAACGGATCCGTCAATACCCAAGGTATTGGTGTTTCTAAGGTTGGTAACCTCGGTGGTCGCTTTACAGTTTATCGTGATACCCGTACAGAGGCACAGAACTCTACGTACTATGGTAACAACGGTTATACTGGTGGTGGAACAACTCCTGAATACGCATTGCTTGGATACAAAGGTCCAGAATTCTATGATACAGGTATTATCTATTGCCCATATATTCCAATTATGGTTCAACGCACAATCGGTCCTAACGACTTCGCACCACGTGTGGGTCTTATGACACGTTATGGTGTTGTCAATAATATTTTTGGAGCGGCCCTATACTACCACACTGTTTTCGTAACTGGACTCGGTGTCGCGTTCACGCCTGGTAGTACTTCGGTTTATATGTAAGCTTTAGAACTGTATAACAAACATTTATTGTTTTGTGCTAGAGGGATTGCTACCTCTAGCATTTTTTTCAACACATTGCAGTTGAATAATATGTTTGAGACTATATAATATTATATGCATTTTATAATTAAAACGAAAATTGAAACGTATTTAATCAATAATAATAGATCTTTTACTACACCTCGTATACAAAATATAGATAAGATTTATAAATTACTAACACCTGAAGAGATTATATTCTTTGATGATTTTACAAAGGAATATAATGATAATTCCCGAAAGGTTGTTGCGTTTATCACAAACCAACCTAATAGACATAAATGTATTTGTGGTTCCTTTACTAAGTGGAATTCATCAACAGGTGAATATATGAAATATTGCTCTAGAAAATGTACCTGGGATGATAATGAAAATGTCCAGAAAGTGAAGAAAGAAACAAACATTAAGAAGTACGGGACTACAAATGTTCTAGCTAGTGCATATGGTAAAGAGAAAGCAAAGAAGACTCATCTTGAAAAGTATGGTGTAGAACATTATAACAAGACCCAGGAATATAAAGACCGGTTAGCATCAGGTGAAATCATTAGACCTGAGACTTCTTATATTAAACAAAGTATTACAAAACGACGTAAGCATTATGATAATGTAATTACAAAGCACCCGAACGTTGAATGTATGTTTTCTTTTGATGATTATAAAGGATCTGGAGGATACAATAAACATCCCTGGCGGTGTAAAAAATGCGGTAAAGACTTTCAGTGTTATATTAACCCAAATACACCTTTAGAGTGCCCATTTTGTGCCCCGAAAGGAACCAAACATGAGCAATTAATTAAGGATTTTCTTACAAAGCATGGTATCAGACATTATGATAGATACCGCAAACTACTACGTACTGTCGATGGTAAAACCAAAGAGTTAGATTTCTATCTTCCTGATCACAATTTAGGTATCGAAGTACATGGTCTTTATTGGCATTCAGAATTAAAGATCAATAAAAATCACGATGTAAACAAACTTAATTTATGTGAACAAAATGGCACTCGTTTGATATCAATATTTGATGATGAAATTTTTAATAAACAGCAAATTGTGTTTAACCGATTGAAATCAATTCTAGGTAAAACAAAATATAAGATATTTGCCCGTAAATGTGTAATTAAGAGTTTAAACTTTAAAGAAAAAGGCCGGTTTCTTAATAAGTATCACATTCAAGGAGATACAACCTCAACACATAACTATGGTCTTTACTATAAAAATAGATTAGTTGCTGTGTGTACGTTTAATAAAACCAGACAAATGTTTAAAACAACTACCAATAAGGTTGAAAACGAATTTGAACTTGTACGATATTGCACGGTCGGTTCTTTTTCGATAGTGGGTGGTTGTGGTAAAATGTTCAAACACTTTCTTAAAGATATAAACCCTTCTCAGGTTATATCCTATTGTGATCGTCGGTGGTCTCAAGGTAATATGTACAAACAATTAGGCTTTAAATTACAAACTATTACACAACCTAATTACTGGTATACACATATGAGCTCTTGTAAAGAGAGATACTCACGATATATGTTTCAAAAACACAAATTAAAGCAAATTCTTGAAAATTATAACGAAACACTCTCAGAACATCAAAATATGAGAAATAATAAATATATCAGAGTATACGATTGTGGGTCTTATAAATTTGTCTATAAGACCCACAATCAAACTTCTGCGGGAGATTAATATTATGTTCTCACAACTTCGGTTATTTTATATCCAATTCTCCAAAAGTATACACCGAAGAAATTATTCAAGGCATTAATACCACCTATAGAGATATTAGCCCTATAGGTGGTATTCAAATATCCTCGTATCTTTTATTTCTTTACTTAGATTAATTTCTAGAGAACATGCACACGAATTCAAAATAACAATACTATTGTATAGATTATTCTTCATTTTAATAATAAATGCGCACGTATTTCTTCGCTTATATCGTAATACATTAGCTTACATGGTATTCCTATACTTGTCTCAAATTTTGAGCATACTGGAAGACGTACATTACTAGCCGATTTTGCAATAATGTAATTATCTATTTCATGTAAAACCTTTTTATAATTTACAATGCATATACCAAGAGACTTATATAAATTATTTTTATTTTTCATACCATTTTGTTGTTATGCATGATCTTACCCTGAGATATACTTCATCTATACCGGTTCGCACCACATCAAAAACATCATCTAAAACATCATCCATTAATGGTCTATTATAGTACTCATCAATAAACTTCATATTTGGTCCGAGTACATGATAATATATTTGTGGGTATAAGTCTAAACTTGCGTATATTTTCATAAGAGTTTATTTTGTAGGGTTCGCTAAAAAAAGAGTTGAATCTATAAATATATACATGACAAATTTTACATCGCAAGTTTTCGACCCTGTTCGTTTTAACCCAGCACCGACAACTATTTCTCTCTCAGCTAATTCAGTTCATCTTGTTTCAACAGGTACTGTAAATAGTGTTCAAGTTAAAGGTGTTGCTTTTAATCCGGTTACACCTACGACTGGTATTTACAGAACATTATCAGCATTTAATGGTACGCAAATTAATGTTGATCAAGCATATTTTGGGTCTCAAATGGCTCTTATATTTGAAAATGGTACATCATCACTTTTTACGGTTGTAACCGGTGCATCGACAACCGTTCAGGTTCTTACTGCAGCACAGTCAAGTGATGTAAATTACCCTGAATTGCGCCGCAAGAGATTACTTGAGTTTTAATTATATGGCAGTATTAAGGCATGTATACTCATTTATTGTGTCACCTCTCATGAGGCTGATCGTATATGTCTTACTTGCTTTAATTACTACTCTTCTTGGTGAAATTCAAGATATTACTTCAGAGCAAGCTCTACTATATACCTGGTGGGATTGGTTTAAAACCTTTTTAGTTGTTACCGTTCCACCGCTCATTGTAGTAAGAGCTTTTATTGATAGTTCTTTAGCTCGAAAAGATAACGAGCTAGCTCCATTACCTGAACCGGTTTCTGAAAAGCTAGCCCGTAAGAAGACAACTAAAAAGACACCAACGAAGTAATTTATTGCCGTGGTGTTTTAATGTGGTATCGCATTGGATCGCATAACTCGTAGTTTAGTAGATCTTCGCCTGTTGCTCTCTGTGGACAGATATCAATTCCTCCGCGACGAGTATAAAGACACATTACATGTAGATCTGTTACATTTTCAAACGCGTTCAACCTTGTAAATATTGTTTCACAAATTTCTTCATGAAAGTGACATTCGTCTCTGAATGAAACAATATACTTTAAGAGTGAAACGTAATCAGGTTCCAAAGTAGATGTAAAAGAGATATAAACATCACCAAAATCTGGTTGAGAAGTTACACGACAATTACTCTTCAATAGAGAGCTATGAATTTTATAATGCTTTTTCTTTCTTTGAGATAAAAGGTTGAAAGCAATTAAACCAGGTTCTTCTTTGAAAACTGTAAATTCAACTCCTTCTCCAAGATTATCTATAGTAGTATAACCACTTTGCCATTCTTCTTGAGGTGAGCTAGTTCCAGATGCAAAAGCTTCTTGTGATGAATATACCGCAACAGATACTTGAGTTTCTAACAAATCAGACAAATCTCTTTCAGCATAGTATTTGATATTTTCAAACACACTATTAATTGTTGGACCCATCTTTGTCATATTGAATGAATTAAAGTACAACTTAATAGACTTTGATTCAACAATATATGGGTTATCACAGCTGTAAACCAGTTTAATGATACCAGTTACAGGCAACCCACTATCAGTTAATGCTGAAATTTCATATGCATTCCATGTATCGTATCCAACAAATGGAAGTTTATCTTCTTTGATACCTAGATGAACTCTATTAGAAGAGCGTGGTTCACGAACTAATAGAGTTGGGTCGTATTGAGAAGCATAAGCAGAAGATTTACCAAGGTGCTTTGAGATGTTTGAATTGTCTAATTCTTTAAGAGCCATATAGATATTATATAATATTATTTGAGATATTCAATAATTGTTTTCATTCTTTTATCAATTGATCCTTTTAATCTCACCACTTCAGTATGCCTTGAAACTTCAATAATAGAATTTTCAAACATTTCAATGATTTGATCTCTAAATGTTTTAGATGATGATCTCTCTCCATCATCAACTAGTTTTACATCAGTCGGGTCAGTATAAAAAATACAGTCGTAGCCGCCAATAAGTAGGTCAAATGTTTCGTATGCATAATCTAGCGTTTCTTTTGATACTTTTTCTTCATCTTCATGATATAGCCAATTTGTGTAAATTACACCATCCCATATACATCTATCCATCACAACACTCTTTGGTGTGAGATAATTTGTACCAGCTGTAATAACATTTGCAACATCCATGTTGTCTTCATGTTGATTGATAATTGCACGTTGTGTCTTATCGTCTCCATCTTCATTGATTGTAAATCCTTTAGATCTCAGCTGTCTGGTGATTTCTGGAAAGTAAATAAGTCGATCTCCAAATTGCTTTTCAATGAGATCTAGAAGAGTAGATTTACCTGTTGATTGTGCCCCTGAAAAGGAGAATATTTTTCCTGTGTTCATATTAACAATATTTTTCGTATGTTCCTCTAATAAATTTTAGAAAATTGGTTGTATAAAATGCTAAGCTTGGTCCTGATGATTTGGTATAACATACCATATACAGTGTATTGCTATCATCTACCATGGGGCATAACATCGGCGCAACAACAAACCAATACTTTTCATCTTTTGTCTTCATGAAAGGTATGAATTTCAATTTACTCCATACCTCCCAATTTTCAATATCACAAAACAAATAGATTGATCTGCAATTCAATTCAAAAGAACGCAACCAAATATCATTGAAAAGTTCTCGGAATAGTCCTTGTTTTCTAAATTTCGGAACCGTATAAGTGCGTTGGATATATAGAGATTTTTCTCCCGTGTAATCAGAGTGTGTTGTGTAATTATAAAATATAATACTTGCTAACTCTCCATCAATAGTTATACATCTCGGCGGGTAAGAAAACCACATATGCTTCTCATCCCAATTTGGTATATAATCTTCCTGAAATATCTGCTTCGTTTCATCGTCGCAGCTCTCTAACAAAAAGAGAAGCACATCTTTTTCTAAATGCAAAAACTTCTTACCCATATCAACGAACTATCTCTCTAAACTTCATAATGTTGAAATCGATTAATTTCTTCTGTTCATCTGTTAGAACAATTTCCAGATTATCAGCAAGAAGTCCTTTTGGCTTTTGATTTACTCCAAGTCCAGGTGCATATCTCATATTGTTAATACCACACATAATAGGGTTAGATGTATCTACACTTCTAATAGACTGCGTAACATTTTTGTATATAGAAAACTCCTTAGGAAGGGAACATCCGAGAAGATGATGCGGTTTATTAGCTCTCCATATCCCATGTGTAATAAGATCTGAGATTAATCTTTGGCGTCCGGTACACATTTTTTCAAGCTTAGTACTACCCCGCCCCGTATATTGATAATAAGAATAATCAAAAGAAATAGCGATGTAATCACAATTGAATGCCATAAACTCATAGCACTCAACAATCTCTTGATATGTTTTTCCTTGTACAACACCAATTTTAAATCCTGGAAGATCAGGATATGTACTAGTGAACTGCTTATATAATTCAATAGTATGTTTAGTATCTTCTAAACTATCTGGTACAATGTAATGAGTGGGTCTGAGTTCTTTAATAATCTCTGCATATCTATTCAAATCAAATGCAACTCCAAGTTCAAAAATTGAATTATCAAGAAGTACCTCAATATTGTTTTGAACGCATCTCTTAAAATGGCTATAGTATTCTGGATACTTATCACACAAATGAACGAGGCAATACTGGTAGTCGTTATAAATTATCGACTCTCTTAGAAGTTCTAGCGGCGATTCGTGTGATATAAGCATATTATAATTATAACAAATTTCCTAATTAAATCTATTGGTCTTAAATATGTTTATATGGGTTTGACAAATAGAGTAGTAAATTATAGTAGACAGATTAATAATACATTTGATCAGTTTACATCTGTGGCCGCTGGAGCTCTTTGTTTGGGACGGTCTATTGTCTCTCTTATTACAAATCCTGGAGCAGCTATTGGTGGTATAGGGCAGATTATTGCTAACTCTGTAATGGGTTCTATATCCGTGTTTAGTAATTTCTTAAGAGGTCAGCTAAACAGAATATTATATTCAACGTTTGGTATAATTGTGGGTGCTCAGCAACTCATTATTGATGTGGCTCGTAGTATAAATTTCATTACGTCTGTTGTAACTAGTACCATACAATCTATATTTGCACGAGCTGATTATCTTAGAGGTTTAATTTCTGGTCAAGAAAATTGTCAGCATATTTTATCTTACATGATTTCTTGCTTTATGAATAAAACAAGCGGAATCACTAACGATAAAAAGGCTTTACGAGCACTTAGTGACATTAATAACATTGAACAGTCAACATTAAATCTACTTTACGACACGTTCAAGCAAGATGATTTTAATAGGTTCGTTGATAAATACGAAAACGAAGCTTATAAGCTTCAAACACAAATCACAAAAACGAGACAGATTTTATAATGAATCCATCATATCTAACAAACGATACAGGGATAACAACTTATGGTGGTCTCTATAAGGGTATTATTATTGATACAAATAGTGAGCTTGGTCTTGTTAAATGTTTTGTTCCAGAAATTTATGGATATGATATTAATGACATTGTGTCTCTAGACCAGCTGATACCATCCTTTGTTTACAAATTTCCTGGTAAAAATATTCAATCAAATTTAGACAGAAAAACCCTAGACCAAATTAAAAATATACCCTGGGCCAGAATATCTGGTCCAATTATTGGTGATTGTTCTCCAGGTCGATATATTCCAGAAATAGACGCAGCTACTGTTGGTGATGGAACCAACCCTCTCAAGCTTATCACACCCGGGTCTGTTGAATCTGCAAAAGCTAAATCCTATAAACAGAACCCCCCAAAAGGTTCATCTGGGTTAGAAAATATGCTACCAAAACGCAATCCATATGAATATGCTTTTGGTCCAGAAAATTTTGATAATCTTCCAAAAGGTACATTTGGTATTCCTAACATTGGTGCTCAAGTTTGGGTTATGTTTGTACGTGGAGATCATAATTTTCCAGTCATTATGGGAAGTGCAAATAGTACTTTAGAATATTCACAAATTAATTACGATGCCAGATAAAACACAATTTGATTCATTTGAAAATAAACCACCAGCAATAATAGTAAATGACCATGGTGGTTCAATATCAATAACAAATAAAACCGGAAAAGAAAAGGTAAATATAACCCACAGAAGCGGTGCTTCTATTGAATTGAACCCCGTACAGACTTCTATATTTTCTCCTGAGAATAGAAGTGATGTAACAAATAACGATGAGTTTAAAACCATAAAGGGTGACTTAGTTGAGTATGTAAACAGTACAAAATCTGTATCTGTTAATAGAGATCTAGTTACAACTATTGGTAATGCAAAAGCTTTTCTTTCAAATGCACCTCAACAATTTTTAAATAAGTGGGGTGAAATTGCTGCTCCTTTTGTTAAGGGGGATCTTAATAGACCGCTAAGATATGTTGTTGCAGGTTTACCTATTGATCAATATCCAGAAGACTCCGGAGAGGCAGTAACAATAAGATTGAATGACGCGCTCGAGCAATTAAAAAACAATTTCTGCTCATCACTCACTTCTAATTTAGATAACCCACCGGTATTAAATGACTTCTTAGTGGATTTTGATGAACTGTTTACACTGATAAAAGAAGCAATTACAGTAATAACCGGTTCTATCTACACAGCAATTGACGATCTTATTACAACAATTACTCAAGAAGCAATTGACGCGTTTTATGAAATATTAAATGAACTAGTTGCTGAGTTAAAGCAATTACTATTTGAGGTATTATGTCAATTTTTGACTGTACCAGCCCAACTTGTTGAATTTGTGAATGCATATCTTAATAGCATATCACAAGCTGTACGTAGCGTTATTGACCCATTAATTAAAGAAGAACCTCAATCATCTGAAGGTAATACATATACTCAAAATGATAAGTCTTCTCTTCATGAATATCTCATACAAAAGAATGAAGAGCTTCTTGCATATGAGCAGGCTCTTGGTGTCGGTGGTAATTCAACTACAAATATTCTAAAGAATAAAATGGTTAATATTGGTGGTGGGTTTAATATGACCTCACCAATATCTATTGACCCACATGGGACAGAAGTTGCTGCTGCTCCTTTAATTGATAAGTGGCAAGGTGTAACAACATTAAATGGAGGTATACCAAAACTAGAAAGATCAACAATTAATGATGCTTGTGATGTTGGTAATTACACTATCACTATTGGAAACAAGTTTAATATACTAACAGGTGGTGGTGGTGTTAGAATTGACACAAATGGACCTCTTGATCTACAAGCTCCAATGATCAATTTAGTTGGCCATGGAGTTGATATGTCAGGAGAAGTAGTAAAGGTAAATGCTTCGAGTGGTATATTATTTGACTCAAAGAATTTTCTCACTCTTAGAGCCCCATTTTCAATTGCACTAGATGGTAACTGCCAAGTTACAAAAAACATGGTTGTTCAAGGCGGTTCATACATTAATGGTGAGTTATATGTGAACCATATAACAGCTCCTCTTGAAATGCAAGAGACTATGGAACAAGAAAGTGCAACTGGTATTTTTACCCCAGAAGCTACGTTCATATTTACTAACTTAACACCTCTTATTGGTACTGAAGCAGGTGGTGTTGTAACTATTCCGTCACAAGCTATAACATTTCAGGTTACTGCTAATATACCAGGTATTGATCCTGTCACAGTTAAACCACACATTCACAAATTTCCAAATATACCTCTTCGACTCACAAAAGGTACTACAATTAATTCTGAAACTGGTTTAGATGCATTTGATGTAAGTGACCCACTTGCACTTGGATTTAATTCAGCCCATTCCAAACTTCGTGAACTTGCTCAAGCAACTCTTTCAACCGAAACTGCTAATGCTTACAAAATAAATGAAGGTAACAAATGGGATCAAGCATTAACTTGATACCACCGAACTGAATTATAAAGTTGGTCCACTCTTCTAACACCAGCATATGATATACCCGATTGTATATCTTGTTTGATCTCTTCGAGTTTCTCTAAATATGTCATTCCATTAGAATCCACAACAATTAATGTACCTTCTACATTATTGTTATGCCCTTTATTGTGAAAGCTTGCTGAACCAAAGTATGATTTTTTGTTACCTGATTCTGTTCGTATTTCAGGAGAAGGGGAGTCGATACATTCTGCAAAAAGTTTACCAGACATAACCCAATCTGCCCCAGCTACTAATGCTTTGACAATATCACCATTATGTTTAATGCCACCATCTGCAATAATCATACAATTCTTTACCTGTTCATTACAACACATCTCTCTTCGTAATGCTATATTGGTTATGCAAGAAAACATAGGCATTGTAAATCCTGTTTTGAGTTTCGTGGTGCATGCGGCCCCTGGTCCTACGCCACTCTTAACGGCATGACAACCCCACGTAGCAAGATCAAAAAATCCCTCAAACGTACATACATTACCACCAATAACAAAACATGGTAACTCTTCTCGAATAAATTCTACCATTTTTTTGACAAGCTCATGATGACCATGAGCTACATCAACAGTTATGTGTGTTACGCGTAATCTTGAATTTTTGATTTTGTTGATTAGATCAAAATCTTCCTTTTTAACACCGACTGATATTGATATTACGTCCCAATTTTCTCTGTTAGCCTTTTTAACGAAGTCAAAAACATCACCGAATCTATGCATTATATAGAAATAACCTCCCTTATATAACATTTTTGCAACATGTTCATCGACAACACACTTCATATTTGCAGGTATTACCGGGATATTATAACTGCTAACCCCCATACGTTGTGTTGTTATTGCATTAGATCTGGTATCTAAGTTTGAAAAATTGGGAATTAGACATACGTCATCATATGACAACGCCAAGGTTGGCGGATTCGAAATAGACATAATTTATATTAGCTTCTTAAATTACAAAAACAACAATTAAAAGTCGTCTTCGATTAGAGCACCAGCGGATTGATAAGCTTGTACTTTACTCTCAAAGAAGTTTTTCATCTTTTTGAGATCTTGGGTTTCAGATAAGAAGTCAAATGGATTTTCTTTTTCAGGGAAACGAAACTTCATATTAACACCTTCAAGTCTTCTGTTGCCAATATATTGCATATAGTCAAGAAAACTCTCTGATTTTAGCCCAAGAATACCACGAGGTAAAACATCCTGCGCATACTTTATCTCAAGTTCAACAGCTTCTTTTAGATAACCTGTAAGCTCTTGTTCGAATTCATCAGTCCATGCAAGTGGGTTTTGCTCTTTAATTTTGTTAATAAGCATTGTTCCAAATTTAATATGGTTAGATTCATCTCGTAACGTATATTCAATTTGTTCACCAATGCCTGGTATTTTCTTTTTCATCGCAAGTAACATTGCAAATCCAGAGAAAAAGAATGTGCCTTCACAAATAATCCAATAAAGGAATGCAGCTTTAAGAATTTCCCTAACCCCTTCAATAGTTGAAACATCAATATCAACTTTGAGATTTTTTGTGACGTTCATTAAGAACTCGTCTTTAGCTTTAATAGCTGGAACTGTTGCATAAGCTTCATACACTTCTTCAATATTAAGGTTTAAAGAATCACAAATATAAACAATAGTGTCGTTATGCAGGCATTCTTCCCAGATTTGCCGAGACATATATTGTCTACATTCTGGGTCCGTAATATGTCTAAACAATGATACAAGATTATTACCAACTAATGATTCAGAGCCTGCAAAGAATCCAAGCGTACGTTTAATAACAAGTTTTTCGTCTTCAGTTAATTTATCCGAACGCCAGTTACTGATATCAACATTCATTGGAATCTCTTCAGGGTTCCAATTATTATTTTTACCAACCTTATATAAATCCCACGCCCATTTATGAACATGAGGTAGAATTTGATTTACGCTTTCTTTTTTATCGCCTAGAATTTTTCCGTCTTTTTTCATAAGTATTGTTCTTTAATTTTTTCAATTAGACTATCACGAACCTTAACACCATCATCATTTAGCCCTGATAATGATTGCACATTATTTATAGTTGGTATAATCTGACAGTATCTTGGGTCTCTAAAATTTGAGCTAAGACCCTCATTAAGAGTATAACACAAAAGAGACATCTCATCCTCATCAAGGATGTCATATATTACTTCTGAGAATATCATTGGCAAGATGTACAATCTTCACCGAGTGTGCAAAATGCTACACCAAGTTCTTCTTTTTCATCTCCAATAGAAGAAAGAACTTTATCACTTACAACTGATGCCTTTTCAATCTCAGATGCACCTTCGTTGCGAAGATAGTAGGTCGTCTTCAATCCAAGGTTCCAAGCTTCAAAATACAAATCATTAAGAAACTTCAATGATGTAGTATTATTGAATAAATTCACTGACATACCCATATCAATCCACTTACCACGGGCCTGAGCTTGCTTCAGAATATTTGATTGATTAACTTGGAATGATGTTTTGTGTCTTCTTCTAAACCAATCTCTATCACCCTGATTTGGTAGACAATCTAATGAGAGCTTATATACATCACCATCAGCTGCTTTTAATTGCTGTGACATTTTATAATCCCATGCATTAAACTTTCTAAGATCTTTTACAATCCATTTATTGATCATAGTAAGATCACCTGACATTGTGGTATAAACAAATACGTTTGAAAAATATGGCTCTGTTGTTGGTGAACACCCAGCAATTGTTGAGATTGAAGCTGTTGGTGCAATAGCCATGGTGTTAGAGTTTCTCATACCATATTCTCGCACATGATCTCTTACGATATCCCAGTTAAGAGTCTCGAGAGTATCTCTCGTTTCATTAAATGAGTCATCACGTTTTCTCATTAAAGTAATGAATGTATCAATAGGGAATATATCTTGAGACCACAATGAATTTTCATAAGAAGAGTACCTACCTTTCTCTTTTGCTAATTCAGATGAACCAAGAATAGCATTATAGGAGATATACTCATACAATTTATCTGATAGTTCAATTGCTTCTTTACTATCATAATCAATATTAAGAGTGTTAAACATATCATGCCAACCCATAGATCCAAGACCAACTGGTCGGTGACGCATGTTTGATAATTTTGCTTCTTGTGTTGGGTAGAAGTTAATATCGATTACATTATCCAACATTCTCATTGCAGTTTTGGTAACGTATGTAACTTTAGCCCAATCAATATCATTATTACCATCTTGATCAACTACAATAAATTTGGAAAGATTTAAAGATCCAAGATTACACACTGCTGTCTCTCCGTACTCTTTAATTTCACGATCATTATTGGGTTTGAATGACGTTGCTTTAGAAGGAAGTAAAATTTCGGTACAGAGATTGCTGCTTAGAACAGTACCTATTTGAGGGTTTTGATGTCGTATGTTTGAAGCATCCTTAAACGTACAATTATGTATTAATATATTATTTGCATAAAAATTTTCATTCTTATGCACTTGTATATCATATACGTTTGCCACATTTTCTAGTTTTTTAATTTTAATCATTATTTTTCTTTTTTTGGTTTTATAGATTTAATAAACTTCCATCCGGATTGAATTTCCCTGGTTTGGTTTACCAATGTGGATATATTGTAGTTTGTTAATTTAAACTCTCTTTGCCACACATATCGAGTGTTTGTTATAATCTCCCCAGTTGTTATATTTTGCAATGTTATTAATGGACTCTTTGACAATATTACCTGCTCACTTATCTTTTTTTTATGTTCTTGTGAATGTTTTGTTCCGGTTTTTGGGTCAACCCAGGTAGGGTCCCCTATTCTGTCTCTCATTGTTTTTCCTGTTTGAAATTTTTTCTTCCTCTCTTTTAGATCTTTTGATCTTTCAATTCCATGTATTTCATCCCATGTTTTACCTTTTAATTTTCTACTACAGAAATCACCATATTTCAGATATCTAGTCTTGAGAGCTTTTTGTCTTGTCTCGGGTGTGTTTATTATGACATGACCAGCGTTGCCGTTGTAACCTATAGGCCATAGATTATTTTTCGTAATATCATCTTCCCATTTTTTAACAACCGATAAATCTCCTTCGATTAGTAATTCACATGTAAATTTTTCTTTTCCAAATTTAAGTATACCTTCTTTGAATAAGATTTTCCCACCTTTACCACAAATATGTTCATGAAACCTATCCAAATACGTTTTATTTTTCCTATAAACTATTCCATAATATTTCATATTATTAACCGTGTTTATTATAACATATCCTTGAGCCATGTAAATATTTATACGTAATCCAAGGATTATACATCTGTTTTTTTGACCAAAATATCAGTACTAACTAAATCTTTAACCTTAACATAACCACGATTTTGTGTAAATATAAGATGATCCCCTGTGCAGCAAAGTATATTACCACACTCATCTTCTATTTCATATATCTCTGATTGCATTCTCATCATGGCCGCAGCAACAATCGGTTGGTATTCTTCTTTTTGTGTTTCTGTATCAAATGACAACGCACAGATCAATTCATTATTTGAGAATCTCTCAGCAATTTCAATAATTGCCATATCTTTATATATACCATCATGTATAACTGGTACCAATGTCGTACCATGTACACACCATGGTCCTCCAGTCTCGAACAGCATTTTAAGCATCTTCTTCCAGAGGTCTTTTGCATTAACTTCCCTGAAAAGTCTGATCTCTCCTTTCTTTCCTTTCTCTACATATTCCCAATACAGCTTTTCAAATTCTTCACCATAAGCACTATGAAGATTGGGTACCTCTTCGGGTGAAAACAAATACCAACTACCATTAGCTTGAACCTGTTTCATGAAAAGATCTGGGATCCAGTTAGCTGTATTCAGATCATGACATCTTTTTCTTTCATCTCCTGTATTTTTCTTAAGTTCAAGAAAGTCTTCGATATCATAATGCCATGTTTCAAGATAACCACAACCAGCACCACGTCGCTTTCCTCCCTGGTTGATAGAGACAAGCATATCGTTAAACAATTTCCAGGTATATACAGCACCTGTCGTTTTACCACCTGTTGAATTAATCAAAGCATTACCAGCACGGAACGGGGTAAAGTCCATTCCAAGACCACCAGCAAATTTTGACTTCTGAGCTTCTTGATGCAAACCATCAAATATACCAAACACAGAATCCTCAAAGGTGTTTAAGAAACATGAAGATAACTGACTACGTGATGTACCAGAATAAAATAATGTTGGTGTTGAAGGAACATACAACATCTCTGATAACACTTCATAGAATTGTATTGCATATTCTGTACGGTTCTCTGGTTGTTCTCCAATTGCAAGACCCATTGCAATACGCATCCATAACGCTTGTGGAGACTCAACAATTTCATTATCCAACTTAATGAGATATCTGTCTACAATAGTCTGTAATCCAGCATATTCAAACAACTCATCTCTTTTGATATCAATATGTTCAGCTAACCTCTTAAGGTCAAACTTAAGCATTTCTTTTGCAAGAACACCTTGTTTGACAAGCTTCTTAACATTCGTAACAAACGCTCTTTTATATTGGTATTGAACAGCATCAGAGTCTACTGATTCACCAAAAACCTCTTTGTATAGAGAATTTAGAAGAATCCGAGCAGCCACTAAGGAGTATTCTGGTTGTTGCTCAATAAGAGCTCTTGAAGACTTAATTAATGCTTCGTCTATCTCTTCAGTCTTAACCCCATCATATAACTTCAAAGTTGAGTTATATACAATTGTCTTTGGGTCTACGTTTTCAATTCCTTTACAAGCTCTCTCGACTCGCTTGTGAATCTTTTTATCGTTAAAGGTTTCTTCTTTACCGTTTCGTTTTAAAACTCTCATTGTATAATTTATAGATATTTTCCTATATAATTACTTACTGATTTGGATAGATTTTAGAAGTGAACAACCAGGAAGAGAAAAATAATTCATCATTGGTTGGTTATTTACTTTAACTTCACATACTACTTGGTTTTCTGTAACGATTGGTTGATTTATTAATTGACCACCTGCAGGGAAAGTTCTATATAATGAACCTGTTTCAGCATCAAAAAGTTTAACTGTATTATTCGGCCCTGTTGTAACTGTAAATCGTTTTCTTCGTTCAAATTTGTTATTCATATCCTTGTTTCTTGATTGTATTTAAGAAGATCTTCACCTCTTCATCTGATGTTTGTTGGTTAAAATTTAAGGAAGATTCAAATCGTCGCATCTGTGAAGTCTTCTTTTTTGAATGGTATTCACAGATGTGTATAAGTTCTTCATCTTTTGGTAAATCTGGGTCTGTTATAGATAATAATCTACGTATCTCTGTTACAGTAAACCCTCTTCCAAGAAGAGATTTACACTTTCTAGCTACATAGAATGTCTTAAGATTTTCTTCTGAACCAAATTCTTTAACTTTTTTCTCCCAATATTCTTTACCAAATATAAGAGACTGTCCGGTGATTGGGCATGTACATTTTCTATCCGCCATATTTTATTCCCAAGGCATTATAATCCACTTATTGTTATTAACATCAATTGCTTGCTGAGCAATTTCTACTTCATCTAATGCATAATCACTGTAATCTATTTTTGGAGAACCAAATTTTGATGTATTTCTTCTGAATATAGACCAAAAGTGGAGGTATATAGTTGGAGAAATATTTAGTATATAATTTTCAACAAATGTAAATGTATCACCAGAATCGTTGATATCATCAACCACCAATACATTAAAATAGTCATCCTTATCGATTTTTAGATCTAAATGCTGATATACCTCAATTTCTGATTTGAGGTTATTATTTGTGTATGAATTTAGTCCTAAATTTAGTACGTTACATTTAATACGATTTGCAATTATTGTAGCGGGTATTAATCCTCCCTTGCCAACTGCAATAATATATTCAAATTTATATCTATGTCTTAGGATTTCATCTGCAAATTCTTTACATGCTTTTTCTACTTCTAACCAACTAACATATGTTTTTTCAAAGCCATCCATCTTAACATAATTATACCCGATGAATCATTAAAATCCATCGGGTATAAAATCAATTTTTAGATAATTACAGTTTTAGATCTTCGTCCGATACTCTCTTGAATGGATTGGGCTCAAGAGCGTCTTTAATAGACAACCCTTTAATGAGAACGCTATTAACTGCTTCATCCATTCCATTACTAATTGACTTCAAAACAAGCACAACGCGGTAATCAACACGACCATCGATGTTATTAACTTCATAGAATCTCTTGTATGTATCAATGATTAAATTAATACCAACTTCAAAAAATGGATAAAACTCATCGTTAATTTTATCTCCCATTGCTGCAACAATCTGATTTTTAACATCTTCTGGGGACAACTTCTTGACATCTACAGCTGCTTTAATAGCAGTTGATGCTGCCTGAAAATATGGTACTGTATTGATATTATTTGCTACAACTCTTTGTGTTGTTACTCTTGCTCCTGTTTGGAATAAGAATGAAACAGAGTCAATATTACCCGGGTCTTCTAAAAGAGTTGAACTACAATTGGTTAAAAGTGATAAACCAAACAAACAACTTACGAATTTTAATCTTGTCATGTATGTAGTTATAAATACAATTATGGGTAATCCACTAAGAGATATGGAAAAAATTTATGAAGCTTATACAGGCCAATCTGTAGAATTTTCAAAATCAGCAATTGGTCAACGCTCACCTATTCAAGATAGACATTCTTATTCAAGACCTGTTCCAACAACTGCACCTGATAATCCATCTTATGTTGAGTCTCCAATGGCCCTTCAGCCTGTAGAATCTGAGGAAGAAGAAAAGAAAGGTAATGTTTCTAGATCCAAACTATCAGAATATGTCAATGCTGAGATACATAAAGCATCAATGTTTGGAATGGATTATTGTGTTATGGTTCTTTCTGAACTTCAGAAGAAGTTTCGTCTTTAATAGAGCGAATAAGACCCGGTAAATTTATTATGGTGTTAAAGATATTATCAACACCATAGCAAAATGCAGAAGAAATAAACGGCATCATTAAATGAAACCAAAGCTGTTTATCAAGGAAAAATTGCCAAAACAAACCAACCCACCAACCTGAACACATTGCACAAGTTAGTAATTTTCGGAAGAAGTCGTATTCAAATAGCCTCTCCCTAATTGGCTCAAGGATTGACCCGTATTTAATAATCCAGGTCAACCCCAAACAACCTAATAGTATTGCAAATAGATCAGCCATTGATCAATACATCTCCGGGCATATAAACTTTATTTTCAGCAACTTTTAATTGTTGTGATTTAAAGTGTGTATTTGCTCCTTCAACCATATCAAGTTCTTCTTTTGAGAGAATTACTTCTCCACCGAAATCATCAGTGATCTTAAATTTATTATCACCAATTTTTTCAACGACTGGGCAATTTTGTCCATTACAACATAGCTTTACTCTGTTTTTATCTAAGATTTTCATATTCTTATTTATGTATTATTGTTGCTGTGGTTGTTCAACAGGTTCATTTTCTGTAGTTTGATCTTGTGGTTCTTCTCCGGTTTCAGCTGCTGTAATTACACCACCACCTCCGAAAGCTGGCGGGGCTGCGCTGCCAGCACCTCCGCCACCCATATCCATTCCACCTTCACCTGGTGCTGCACCAGCTTGCATTGCTTCTTGCCAATTTGGACCCAATGCGGTAATCTGGCTAATCTCCCACTGAAACTCAGCATCTTTTCTAATATATTCCCTATTAGCTAGAATATCTAAGTCAGAAAATCCGAGATATTTCTTTTGCGCAAACGTCTTTGATATCATTGGATCAGACGTTAAGTTAGTATAGTTTTGAGCTTTTAGTTCAAGCTTCTGATTTTCACGTAAATCATAAAAGTTTGTTGGTGGGTTAAACTCAATAACCATATTAGGTTCTATTAACTCATACTCACTCCAGAGATTTTTTAATTTGAGATGAGTTATAAACCCCTTTTTAATTGCATTTGCAAATCTATTTTGATGTCTAATTACAAAACGTGCAAATTTTAACTCTTCACGAAGAATATCACCCCCATCACGGAATGCATCCTGTGGGTCTAATCTTGTTGTTGGTATTTTTAATGATCTGTATAACTTCTTAATGAAGTGCATCAAATCATCAAGTTGACCTAAATTTTGACCACCTGGGAGGGTCGTGACATCTGTACCTTGTCCATTACGCTTTGTAAACCAATATGCATCAAGCATAGATTGGGGATTATACTTTTGAACAACGTCGTTCTGGTCTAAGTCAAAGGTCTTTGTTGACCAATATTGTTGTATTAACTTTCTTAAATGAGCTTCGGCTTTTGGTGGGGGTAAGTTACCGACATCAACGTTAAAAACAAGTCTCTCTGGTGCTCTCACAAGTCGATATATAACAATACTATCTTCAATAAGAGATAATTGTCTATATGGTCTGCGAGCGTTTTCTAAAATTGGGAGGACGAATGTTTTTGATTCATCATATATACCACTATTGATATATACGCATTGGTTTTCTTGAAGTGGTATAAAATCAAACTTTTCAATTTTGTTTGGATTTTTTGGATCCATAATAGGCTTTCTATATAGAAAACCTTTCACTATTAAGTTCTGTAAATTATTATATACTGGATCAATTAGTTCCGTTGGTACGTTTACCAGACCCAACACACCTTCATCCAAGTAATCTTTATGAATAATGTTTTCAAAAAATACCTCCCCTTCGGTTAGATATTGTCTTACATATTGCCACCCTTTTGATTGAAAATCAAAGTAGTCAACATACTTAACAAACTCCTTTTGTAAAACTGAATTTTGAACATCTGTTAACTTTATGTTTCTAAATTTTAGTTTACAAACGTCGCCATTATTATCAGGGTTGATAAATTCGTCACAAATCTCATCTAATGCATCAGCAACTTCACTAAATGCTGCCATTACTCTATAATCTCGTAATCTTGCTCCTTTATCTTGATTGATAGAAGCATACAATATATGTTGAAACGAATTATCTCTTTGTAATTCTACAATTGGTGAATTGTTATATTGGTTGCTTAGTGCAACAGAATGTTTTGTTAGTACTTCAGCTCGTCTAACACCTGCTCCTTCAAACGTTTTATATTTTGGATTATGGTGAGCAGCTTTATCAACAGTCTGGAATGAATTATATGGCAGCTTTTGTGAAACATAGTCCATCATGCTTCGACCAAAAGTTGAGCTCTTATCTTTTGTATTAGACATTATTACACCTATTTATAATTTATTCCACAAGATTAAAGTATATATCTTTATTGGTGCCTGTTGATTGCCAACTGACAAAGTTATGTAACACAAGATCATATAACCCTGGTACACAACCATTTGGTATATCTACAGTCATTATATTATCAGATAATACTGTATAGCTCGGAACAGGATAAGCACTGAGCGTCTGACCATATTCACTTGTTAGTTGCTGTTGTGTGGTGAATGTGTTTATTTGATTGGAGCTAAGTGCAACTGTATCTAATATATCAAAATTCTTACCATATAGTAATACATTTGTATTTGCACTACTTAATACAATCGTTTGTGTATCAAATAACTCATATCTTAATCCCTGCTTTGCATAATAAACGTTTGTTATCTGTGGGAATGCTGATAGGGTCACACCGGGTGTGTCTCCTGGATAGCTACCAGAAAGAAGGGTAGATGACGTGTAATTAAACAGGTCATTTGGCATGTTTGTTGCTTCATAGAAGTCAGCATTAATAAAGTAAATGTTGCTTGTATCTTCTCCAAGATCTTTAAACAACCACGTCTTTATTGTAAATGTGGTGTCTGCAGATACTTTATATCTGTCGCTTGCAGTCAGATCAACAGGTTGATCCAATGCAATATTACCATTCCATAGTACCTCTGTTCGTAACTCTTCAGTATACTCTAATCCAGCTTCTGTTGGTACTTTCCAAGTTAGTATGATATATGGATTAGAATAAACAACAAAGTTTGATAATATTTGATATATATCAAGCTCAAACTTTGTAATTATTGACATATTAACGTCAATATTAATTGGTACAGGCTGGGGTATCTTTTGAGTATTTTTTGTAGATAAATTCTTAACGGGATAATAACCCGTTAGCTTATTAAACACCCTATTTTCATCCCTAGTAATATTTGTAACAGTAAATGCAACAGCAGGTAATATTAATTCATGAGGTTCTTCAGATATGATATCATGCAGCACCCGACCTTTTGGGGCGTTTATATATCTTACTTTGATTATATCTTGAGGTCTTTTATTGTTATTAAACCTCTTGACAACGACGTTATCAAACGCAGCAACAAACTGCTTTAAGATGTCTTGGATTTCATGATAATAATTGTAGTTATCCACTACATTATTTATCACACAAAGCGATCAATGAAGTACTTTGGTAAAATGGATTTGTTATCAAGAATTTCTTCTGATATTTTACCATCTAAAATATACGTAATACACTTATCATCTTTTGATCGAACACCTCGGCCACACGCTTGTATTAATTGTGATAACATTTTATTGGTATACCACTTTTGATCCATTTCAGTTAGCTTTTTAACTCGCTGATTTAGTAATGGTGGGTATGGAGCTTTAACAATAATTTGGAATCTAGCAAGATCATCTTTTAAGTCAACACCAAAAGTCATTGATGGTGAGACAATAATTGAATCATCATCTGTGTTTAGATGTTGATATAAAATTTGTTCGTTATTTGTACCTGCTTCTCTAAAAATATACCGCCCATATCGAAGCTTATTTTTTAGAAACATTGTGATCTCATTTGTGTGGGTATGAATAATACCTTTTTGACCTTTATGAGAATCACAAATTTGCTGAACCATATCTGCAATTGAAGGCAATGCTTTTTGAAGTGTGTACCTACTCAATTTAAACTTATTAGAGCAAAATATAGGCCCATTTTTTGGATCAAATGTTGACCCTACTTCAATATACCCATAGTCTTCAATACCAAGTGTTTTAGCAAAATTCTTGTGATCAATAATAGTTGCTGATAACAGTATAATTCTATCACCATAATCAAATAGATATTTTGACAGTTTATCAACCTTCAACGGATAAAATTTGATGGTATCTTTATCAACATCAAAAAGGTACTCACAATCACTCCAAGTATCTAAAACAATTCTAAGTTTATGCAAAACGTTTGAGAGATATACAACTCTTAGCTTGAGTGTATTCTCTCTCGATTTCGATGCAGATCGCTTAAGTTCTTCTTTAAATTTATCAATGTTGCTAGCAATCTGGCCACTAACATTATTAATCCAACCGGGTATCTTACCAACATCGTCATTAAATTGTGGTATCTTTATCTCAGAAGCTCTCAATACTTTAAGATTGAGATCGCATGTAAACTGCTTCACCAATACATCTTCAAGTTCAGAAGCTTCATCACATACAATATACTTTCGTCTCTTAACAATATCTGGAAGACTAAAGAACATATTGTAGTTCAGAGCTGCTAACGTAGATGTAACAGCTCTATTACGTTGTGAGTAGTATGGACATGAATTATTCTTCCAGCATTCCTGCTTAATAGATTTAACATGCACACACGGAGCTGTCTCTACAGAGAAGTTAGGATCAACCTCACATGTATAATTTGACTTACCTTTAAGGTCTTCACACTCTTTAAATAGTTCAGTATATTGATCCTGCAGAGTTTTTGTAATTGTTAATGCATAACAACCAAAAGACTTTTGCCCATTTACTTCATCTTCATTACTGTATCCACCCATTCCATCTGATTTGTATACAGCGTATGAATCAACAAGATCTTTAAAAATTGCAGAACATTTACCTGCTTCGTTAGCAAGTGTTGCTGGTATGAATGACTTTCCTGAACCGGTCGGTGCACTTATAATAACGAATTTTTTACCCTCTTTAAAATAATTCTCAGCTGATTTGAGAATATCAACTTGCTGTTTGAGAGGAGTAAAAGTCTTTGGAAAGTAATCAATATAATTCACAATTCAAATTATATCTTAAGAAATTAGGATTTCAAGATCTCAATTGTTGAATTATAAAATTTCAATGGTTTATTTGTAATTTTGAAATTTTTTAGCATTGAAAATATAGGTTTTGATCCATGTGATAGAGACTCAATGGTGTAATCTAACACACATCGATCTGCTTGCTTTAATAGCTTATATGGGTATGGGAGTTCAAACACCTTAATAACCCCATCTATTTCTATATTAAGCTTTATAAAGAATTGTTTGATATTAACAAGTTTGAGGCGTCCTTGTTTTACAACTTTGTTATCAACTTTTATAATAATATCTTTGAGTAAGAAATCCATCAAAAGATTTTCAATGTTCTCTTTTTGTTTCATGAGTCCATATAACTTGTTTTATCTCTTTGAGACATTAACCTATATTGCTTATTAAACTTCTCCCAGAATTGCTCTGGATCTAATGCTTCAATAACCGTACAAGATTCAACTGGGATATTTCTATAATCTTGCATAAAAATATCCCACACCCCAACAAGATTTTCATATAGGGGGTTATATTTTGGCTGCTGCGTAGGCGGTTTATAGTTCAATATCAACCGCCCATTATTAGAGTTCAAAATTTCAAGAGATTTTGTACATAACATCCTCCTTGTAGAAGGGTGGTTATCTTTTAGAAGTCGTCTTGTAAATCGTACATCTAAAACCTTTTCTCTTAAAAGTTGATCCAATTGAGATTTTAACATTATCAATTAACTTTTGTGCATACACCAAACAAACGTTGCTCGTTTAAGAATTTACCATTCTTCACAATACCGTAATCTGCAATAGCTGCGTTTGTTAATGCAATTCCCCTGTCGTGTGGGAACATTACAACATCACCAACTTTACAGTGCTTTACGTCTGGACCTGCAAGAATTACTTTTCCTCGTCGCCAAAGAGATCGGGTTGCTGCAACAGGAACGAAAAGAGAACCCCTTTTAACCATATCTCCAGTTTCGTCTGTATCATTATATTCAACAAGAACAATGTCACCAAAAACTTTTGATAAAATGTATTCATTATCAAATGAAAATTCTGCATTATCATAACGTTCAATATCAAGTCCAACAGTTACTGGACCAAGCATGTCAATATCAGCCATATTGTTTAGTTATATTGTTTAAAATATTGTTCAACCTCTCTCTTAGAGATTTCTCGAGCTTTTGCAATTAACCCAATATTTTTTTCTTGCTCCTCTTGCTCTTTATTGGGCTTTTCTTTCTTCACCTTTTTAACATAATTGATTTTTTTGAATCTACAACTTGGTATAATATTCATTAAAAATGACAGTTGATCATCTTTTGAGTCAAAAGCCTGACCGTATTTATTGGTTGTATCATCAATAAGATTGTTAATACCCGGTGAGTACATTGAGCACCATCTATTGATCATATATAGATTGAAGATATTTTCATCATCAACATTTATACTAAGGGGCTTCTTTGTATAGAGAAGTGAATTAAGAATAGAGAATATAGTCATTAAAGAGAAATTTTTGTAGTTGCTTTAAAAATATCTGCAACCATTTCGTCAAATAAACCACAAACATCATTCATAAAAGACAACACCTTATCATTTGCCATCTTAGTTGAATATGCAAAACCAGGAGCTGTTAGACCGGCATCAATATTAATGCCAAGATGACCTATTGCTACATTGTCTTTGGAGTACGTTATAGATACCGAACACTTACCAACATCATATTCTTTTCCGTCTGAACCAACAAACTTATCAACAACCATAATATCATCACCTTTCACAGATATAGGTTTTTGAATATATTGGAAGATAATATTAGCAACATTGGTATTGAATAGTCTTTGAAAAGCAACAGCACCTAATGGACACATATTTGGAATTTCCCAACAGAAGTTAATAGCATCGTCACTTGCAATAAAATCATTTGTTAGGGCGTCTTCAAGGTCGATAAGATTATCAGATACATTCATTGGGCTTCTAAATGCGACAATATTACCATATGGACTAACATTTTCACGGAAATATTTGTAAGCAAATCTTGATTTTAAGAATGAACCGTTGTAATCTTTTTGTTTGATTATCATATCTAATTATATAATGTTTTGAATTTTAATCAATACTGTAATTAAAAAGTTCTTCAATTTGCTGCTTATATGGTTTTATTATTCTTGTCCCATAATGTATAGATTGTAAAGCTCTATTAATCGGTTGCTCTGATTCAACGGGTATAACTTCATTGTTTAGTTTATATACATCATTTATTATTTTAACCAGACTGTACTTTGTTATATGTTGAGATGTATAATAATGCTTTACTCCGTTCCAAAGGATTCCCTTATTAATAATTTTATCTATCTCTCTACATAACTCCAAACAAGTAACCCCGTTCCATATATGATTAATATATCCATTTATAGATGAATTTTTATTGGACTTTACCCACTCAATTAGAGAGAGTTTACCTTTATTTTCTTCTCCAATTATGGAAGTTCGTATAATTGTAAGGTTTGTATATTCTCCATTATACTTAGTGATTCCATACACATCTTTTGCATTTGCAATACTTAGTTCATTATACCAACCGGACTGACCATCAAAAACACAATCGGTTGTGATATGAATTATATTACAATCAAACATCTGCTTTAGTATAGACAAATGAAGGGGTATTACTGAATTAAGATTAATACTCTCTGTTATGGAATAATCCTTTTGTTTAATTGCGCCTATGCAGTTTATTATGACATCTTTTACAGAGACTTTATCTTTAAGAAAATCTATAATAGACACAGATGTTGCTTGATCTCCATAATCAGCTCTTGTTAGTGGAATAACATCATATTTACTTTTTAGAAATTTTGATGCATAAGTGCCAAGCATTCCATTCGCACCTAAAATAAAAACTTTCATATGTATATTATTTGTTTGTTTCTTTTTATTTTTTTTACCATCGTCACTCCCGGATTAAAAGGAAGGGTGAGTATTTCAAAATCATCAATGAAATATGTTTTTATGTGTAATGCAGTTTTATATACATCATTACACATTCCAGGGTCGAACATTTTTGAATCATGAGGGTATGTATCATGTAAAAAAATAAACCCATCTTCTATTACTCTATCTTTAACATTGTTGAAATCTATTAACGACTGTTCATAAGAATGGTCAGCATCAATAAAAACTACATCAAATACTGTAATAGGATCTAGTTTACTAAAATATTCATCAGTTGTCATTTGGTGGTATTCCATATTAGACTTCATCGGTCTCTTAGGGGGTATGATATCCACACCTATAGCTCTCTTGCAATGCTTTGCACATACTTCAAAATTTACCCCTTCTCTAACACCTAATTCAATATAACATTCAGGCTTTATCCAACTCAACATCATATCAAAAAAATTAATATGATCGAAAGTTTCAACTGGCGGCGGTAGATTACGTAAGTGTATTGGAGTCATATTCTGGCTTTGGGGTATAATTTTTTGTAAATATAGTTGTTATAGCTCTCTCAATCATGTGAGCTTCAGCATTTAATACGTTCCATGATAATATATGTCTTATTTTTTCATAGAACTGCTTTGTATACCTAAGAATTAAATGCTTAGGTATGATATAGCAACCGCCAGGAGAGAATTGAAGATATTGTTCTATAGGTGGGTCAATGTACATATCATTAAAAAAATCATTTATATTTGTATAATACTTTGATGGTTGTAAACCAAAATACCAACTATTATTAAGTTCTAAGTACTCACCATTAGGTCCTTTTTTGTTATCATAACCAGAAAATCTCCAATCTTCTTTGAAAAAATCATTAAGCTCTGTAAATGTTGTATTGTTGCAATTTTCCTTGAAAAATTCTTCAGTGCAATTTCCATTAGATAGTCTGTTGCCTTTATTATCATATCTAGGGGTACCTGTATCTTTTGGGAAAAGAAACGCTGCTCTACAGAAGATCATACAATCTGGAAGATTATTGTATCTTGTAACAATAAAATCAAATATGTCGTATATATTTTGACCGACATTGTTTTGGTGTATTACCTTATCTGTCTGTCTAAACCTATGTGCTCTATCATAGATTAAGTAATTATCTGTTGATCTACAAACCCATGAATTTTCTAAGTCTTCGTCCAACCAGTTGTAATCACTAACAACGAGAAAATTTTTTTCAATATTAAAATTTATCATAAAACAAATTAATCCACTTCTGTTTATTGTCTTTAAGATATTGAGGCAATCTACTAAAATCTGTAGATATTACATCACTACTATTAATTTCTATATGATTCTTAGCTCGATTAAATCTTCCAATATTATCTGGATGGCTATCTCCCCATTTATCTGCATGTTTAATAAGCCAAGAAAAATGCCATCCAGCTGGCTCAGACTCACCTAGCATTGCAATGCTAGGGCATTCTCTTTCTGTTCTAAAGTGATTTGGACCAAATTGATTTAAAATTTTAAATTGCCCTATTCTTGTACCGGTCCAATCACTAAAATGTTGAGTTGTTGGAACATCTACCCATAATGCTCTGCCTTCAAGGATTGGCTTATATACCTTTCCATTAAAATCTAACCCCTCAAAAGATATTTTTGGGTTCCATATTTCATCTACATCTGACACACATATAATATCGTCATCATTACAAATAGGTAGTAATGGAATTATAAGTTCTTCTTTTTGATAAAATTCTCTTACCCAGTAGTGTTCTTTATTTGGTCCAGTATTAGGACTAGCTAAAGCTTTTTGGTATATATGTTCATTTGTATGAAAATCTGTAGTTATATAATGTATAATTTTATCTTCCCACTCTTTAAACCTGTCTCTATTTTCGTTAAAGAATAATGGTTTTTCTTTACCATTAAAGGTTTGATTAGACTCTACAACTATAAATCTATCAACAACGGGGCTTAATATGTTAAATCTTATTTCAAGTAAATCTAACTCATCAAAAAAATTGAAACAATCGTATATCATCCGTAAATTCTTGTTTTAGTTTTATAATTCTCAAATTCTTCAACACATTGATCATATGTAAAAAGTTTACCATCTCTATCTATATACGTATGGTTTCTGAAAATATTATAACCACATGACCAATATCCATCAGAAACATTATGTCTTGCCCAATATTTTGGAGCTAATATATACTCATTACGATCACTAATAAGTGTAGCAAAATATGGAAAGCTGGAATTTGAAAGTATTAAATACTTTGCATTTTTTATAATTGTAAAGTCGTCAGATATATTACCATGATAAATTATAAAATCAGGAAAAAACTGCTTAGCAGCTTCTGGATCATCTGTTACTACAACAAATCTCATTTTCGGGTTAATGAATTTCATTTGTTTTATTGCATCTTCCCAGTACTGCTTTCTTAAAAAGAATCCACTTACTGCTTTATATTCACCCCCTCTAAAATTAATAATACATGTATTATCATCAGCAAAGTTAAAATTATCCTTATCAGGCAATACTTGCAGCCAATCTTTTATTTCTTTTTTTCTATGTATAATCTTATTTTCAGATTGGAATATCCCATCAATTTTTGTATTGTCCGGTAACCTATTTAAATTGGGGTCGTCTATTGTTATATTTGCCCCGTTATAATATTGCCACTGCTCCTTATAATAATATTTTATACCATCGGGAAGAGTAGTCGGTGGTCCACCCTCTGGTCCGTCGCCACCTGATACGGGTATACCGCTATCTAACTTAATAAAGTCATTACATTTAAACTTATATGAATTCATTATGCCATATTCATACCCTAGGTCTTTTGCAATTACTCTTGTAGTTACATAACATGCTAATTGATTACCTAACCCCTGACCATTATAAATTTCAGTTACTAACATATCTTTTTAATATAGTCAATCCATTATTATTATCAAATTTTTCCACTAAGACCCATTCTTGTGTGTTAATTAATTCTTCAATAGGTTTCCATATTCCGTCTTTACCTTTTGTTTCACCACTAGTTGCGAATGTTGTGGTATCATGAAATATAATATACTTTTGAACTTTGTCTTTATGGTTCTTAATTTCTTCTCTAATTTGATCTTCATCATGTAAAGTATCAATAAACAATAGATCACATTCTGGGATATTAACTGTTCTTGAATCTGATAACTTAAATTCAAAATCAATTCCGTTTTGTATACATAATGATTCAACGTCTTCTAATTTTGACGCTCCTGGTATAAACGAATATGAGTCAGGATGAGCAATATCAACAGAAACCATTCTTTGAGGCTTACCGGCAAGGAATGCCCATGTTGATACAATAGATCTCATCCCTAGCTCCACTATAGTTTTACACTTTGATGCGTAAAATGTTAGAGTATCTAGATGTTCTCTTATATCTATTGCCGCTGTTGGGTGTCTCTTTAAGAACAATACCTTTTGTTCGAATTCATTCATCTTACTCAGTATGTACTCTTGTTCTTTTTTCTTAACATCTTCTGTTATTAGTGTATTTGTTACTTGTCCAGACCATAAAGTATTAACAATGCTGTCATGCTCAATAACGACAGGTTTACCATATTTGATAAACATTCGATGGTAAAATTCAGTATCCATGTACCATATTAAATTTCCATCAAAAAAGTTACCCTCATTTGGAAATACAATACAAGAAGGAGGTCCTATGGTATTATTACCAGACTGTATATCAGCATTATAATATGGTGTTCTGTGTCTAAAATGTTCACCATTACTCATATGATAATGGTGATAGCTTTGAATGGCCCAACATTTGATGTTATTATCTATAACATCAAAAATATAACTCAGAGCTTTATTATTACTAAAATAATCATCCTGGAATATAGGCTTGATATAATCACCTTTACTATTTTTGATACAATTATTAATATTGTGTGATGAAGAACCCCTTTGTTCAGTATTTTTTACATAATTAATAGCAAGAGCTTTCTTGCCAATATAATCATCAACAAGTTTATATATTCTATCATCTTCAGAATGGTCACTTATTACAATTTCTGTTCGATATCTTTGATCATCAGATACTAATTGAGTTACAATCGATTGAAGAAGAATATCTAAAAATGTAGTACCAGATCCATGCATTTCATAGCACGGAATACAAATTGATAATGTTGGTTTTAATTTTTCCATGTCTTAATATAATTTTCTAATTCTTCTTTTGTGCAGTGACCAACAAATTCACTATGTTGGTAATTTTGTTGATAGAACGGGTGTTTTTCTCTCACTGTATTATCATGTGGTAGATGCCAAGCGATCGCCTTTGGGTCTTTAACTCTCTCAAGTTCGAATCCGAGCTTTGTATATCTATTCGATATTTCGTCATCTTCAAATCCCCAACCAATAAAATTCGTATTATACCCACCGCAATACTCGAATGCTTCTCTAGAAAACATAACAGAACCACCTTTACTCATTGGATGAGCTACAAGAAAATTTTCTGTTTCAAAATATGGCACTGGCTTTAGAGTATGTATTAAATCTTCAAGTGGTGTAATATCAAGTGTTTTATCAAATTCTTCACTATTATGTTTCTTGAGATGAACAAACATCCCACTGTATGGATAAACAACACCAACTTTTGGATTTTGTTCAAATATCTTTATTGCGTCTAGAATATATTTTGGATTTATAAAGACATCTGTATCACCAGCAATGAGATATTTTCTTTTTGAGAACTTCGCTGCTTCGTTAAACGCTTTTGTTCTCCAGTAAGTACCACTATTTTGCTGAAATAGTACCCAACAATTATATGTTCTATGAAGCCTATCAAGATCTGGATCTATATCTTTATCATCATTAACAATAATAATGCTGAGGTTGGGTGCATATTTTCTATAGAACTTCATTACAGTTTCCAAATTAGTAAGACGTTGTTCAACATCTCTTCTAAAATGAATCATTAATGCTACATCACTTAAGTCAATTTTCATATCTTATACCAAAAAGGGTCGTATAAATCATCTGTATCTTGAGGCCCGTTTGCTCCAAACCATTTTTTTGGAGCAACAACTGAATTACCTCGGTGTTTTCCTAAAAACGCACCCCACCATGAGAATGTACTGTTACTTATAATTAGTCTCTTACACATTGAGAGTGTATATAGATCTTGTAGCTCAGTACTACCTTCTGTTGAATAATATTTGTGACAAACAGTAGAGTTAAAAATATTTTCTTCATTTAGTGAATACCAATCATCACAACAAATTATAATATTATCAACAACATAATCAAGAGTTAGTGTGTTAGAACTATCAAGATAGTGAATAGCTTTATCGTAATAATCACGATTTAGACAGGGATGTATATTTTCATAATGAACATAATCACCTCTTCTAACATGACAACCGATAATTGTTGCTGGGTCTAATTTTTCAGTTATCTTATTCCACTTCTCTTTATCGTTATCAGAGAAATAAAATAATTCTCTTACCTCTTCACGACATTCTTGGAAATATTTTTCTGATTGCCAATAACCGTCAATAAGTATGTCTCCCTCAATTTTAGGAAGTTCTTGATATACAAATCCTTTCTCAATTACTGACTGTTTGGGTACTATATCAGTTGTTGGAATATTTTTGAATATAGTACTTTTATATTTGTCTGGGGACTTTCCTTGACCACCATGGTGTGGAATGTTATAATTAATTGCAAATTCAGTACCCAATTGTTTCGCATATGCATAAGCACATGCTATCTGAAACATTTGATTACCTAATCCACCTTTAAGATTTGGTACTACCATATTTTTGCTTAATGAATTTAACAACTTCTTCTTCTGGTGTATCTTTTACGCCTTCAGGTCCAAAAGGTAAGACACCAAACTGCTCTTTAAAGAGCTGCATTGATTGTTGTATGTTACTTACCCATTTATCATGTTGCTCTGGTGTCTTTATAGATGATGATTCTTCAGAGCATTTTTGTTCTCTAATATAATCTGTTGACTTCCATACATCTGACCACCACCAATATGGTGTAGATAATCCATTAAGTGCAAGCTTATATGAGTGTGATACATGATCAAATGCGTTTTTATACTTTTCATCTATTAATCCTGTTTGAACTAAAGACCCTCTTGTATAGTAACAAAATGCTCCAACGCAATGTCTGTTTAAGGCTAATTTAGTATCTTCTGAATATTCTAAAATTAATCGAGGAGCCGGAGAACCTTTTGATATATTATTTTTGTTGGCTGGCCCATGGTAACCAAACATTAAATGCTGTATGCCTGTTTCTTTTGATGTGTTAATATATTTATCAAAAATATCTTCGCGAAGAAGTTCCATGTCATCTTCTATGATGAATATATGTTCACATTTTTTATCAATTAGGTATTTTAGAGCTTCGTTTTTACTTCCACCCACACCAACATTTGTCAGATGATTTATCGTTTTACAGTCGTATATTTCTTCTAGTGGAGACCCATCATTAATTATAATGAGTTCATCTACTTTATTTTTTGGAATAGAATTATAACAGACCTTTAACATATCTGGTCTATTACAAGTGATTATCCCAACACCAACCTTTTCAATCATTACATTATAATAGAGACTAAATAATGTAAATCCATGTCTAAATTTACCAAAATACTAGAAAACGCTGATCCTCAACTGCAAGATAATGATGATATGAAGCTCCTAAATGCTCTTCATAAAGTATGTAACGGTTTAGGATATAATTGCAGCCTTGAAGGTAGTACATTAACCATTTCCCTCACAGAAGAAGAACAAGAAACACAAGCTGATATGATAAGTACAATATCTGCAATTGCACAGCTTCCGGACCAGGGAATGGGGAAGCAGTTAATGTCTGCAACAGCACGTAAGCTTCAAATGGCAAAACGAAAGATGGCAGACGGAGCTGAAAAAATTGCAGATAAATTTCTTAGAGCAGCTTCTCAGCGTTAATTTATGAAATCAAAAACCGTACAGCTAATAAACACTTTTTTTGAACAGGTTGATCCATCACAGGTGCAACCTGATGATAATTTAATGCCTGATGCAACTAATGTTCAAGATACAGAAGAAGTTTCAAATGAAATTACTGCAAATCAAATTGTAAATCTTGCAACAATAATGAGAGATTTTATTGTTAATATGTCTCAATTTGGTAATAAATTAGATACTGATGAGGTTGCAAGACTATCTGGAGATAAAATAACAGCAGAAAATGCAATGCAAAAAATCTCAGAATATTCAAGAATTGCGACTAGTAAGCAACCTGACATGGGTGTAAATATTCCATTAACATGATCAATACATTATATGACAGAATGGTTTCAACACAACCAACAAAATCATTAGTAGACGCATATAAGTCTATTAATGAAGCAACAGTTGTTGTAGATTTTGGTCAAGGTCATATTAAGCAATTAGAAGTAGATAATAATGTTGCTCGTGAAATATTATCACATAGTCAGAAAATTACCACCGACTATGATAATCTAATTGATGAGTGGATTAAGACCGGGGGGTGGAATACATCTGAAGAGATTAATATTATCAAACCAATAATCATCAAAGCTCTTGAAGGTAGTATAAGATTAACAAACAGGGGTGTTTTCTCACAGGTCATAAAAGAGATACAAAAGCTAACTAAGTTAAAGCCATCTCTTACAAATTTCGAAAGTAAGTTTCACTCAAAAAACTTTCTTGCGTTTATTGAAGATCTACGTACAAAGCACGATATTAAGATCATCACTAATCCTTCGGTAGTTTCTGTTATCAAAAATTCTAAGTTTCTGGTTGGTACCGTATCAGTAGGCCCTGGAGAATTATTAATCACTTTATTTTCTGGTTCACAAAAATCTGACATCGGTGATATTAAATTACTAAACGGTCAGATGGTTGAAATTAAAGGATCTGGTGGTAGAGCTGGTAAAGGCCCATGGAATGATAGGGCTCTAAAATCAGCTGCTGATATAGCAGGACTACTAAAAAATAATACATATATACAGCAACACCTTTCCAACATTACAACAAAAATCAGTAAAGTTGCAAAAAATTTATCTTCCAAATTATCTAAGTTTACTCCTGGAACAAAACAAATTGTGGGTAAAAATGACGCTGTAAGAATTAAAGCATTAATAGACTATATCTATTATAATGCTAATAATTTACATCAAAAAAATATTGAGAAGATTGTATCTTTTAATCATCTCAAGCCTGAGAACCTCAGAAATGCAAGTAGTTATTTCACCCAAACTCTAAACATTAATATTCTTCCAGAGCTTCAAAATCTAATCAATGATTTGAATTTGCTATTCAAAGATAGGACACAGGGTGGCCAGACAGCAATGTTCAGACAATTTTTTGAATTGTTTAATCATAGTACAGGTTCAAAACCTATTGAAGAACTAACAAAAATTATTTCTCAGTATTCAATGAGACCAGAAGTAGTTACAAAAGATATCAAAAAATATCTAAGCTCTAATTTTGGCTCTATACCTATTGAGAGACTTGCAAGTCAAATAATAGCATCACTACAATTAACAGATTATCAAAATAAAGAAAAATTTACATATCTGCTTTTCTACGATAAATTTTCAGACAAGCAGCTCGTAATTGGGGAGTTTACAGATGATTATCATGACAACTTTAAAAAGATATTAACTAAGTCAAAATTCTTCAATGTTGATCCAACTATTGTCAGAGGTGATGGATTTGGTATTACTATTAATATATGATCAAATTTAAAGACTTTTTTTTACTCAAAGAAGGTGGTAATGTTTTTAAAACACACCCAACCTCGAGAATTTCTCTCCAACATATACCTCAAACACTCAGTTTTTTGAGTAGTATTGTTGGGTGGGACGTATCTAAGAATTTATTAGGTTCAACAGGTAAAAAACCAACATCAGGAGACATTGATATTGCTGTTGATCAGCAAAAAATATCAAAGAAAAATTTTGAACAACTTTTAATAAAGTGGTGTGAAGATAGAAATTTAAATCCGAAAGATTATGTTGCAAAATCTGGTATAAGTGTACATTTTAGAACACCAATTGCAAATACAGAAGATTTTGTACAGACAGATTTCATGTTTTACGATGATGTAAATTTTGCTCAATTTGCAGCGAGTAATGATGAGACACCTCCTCTAAAGGGTGTTCATCGCCATATGGTACTCTCAAATTTGGCAAAAAATTTGGGATATAAATGGTCTGTCACTGCAGGGTTAAAAAGTAGACAAACGGATCAAGTTATTGAGTCACATAATCCAGATAATGTTGCTCGACTCATTTTAAATGATAAAAGTGCGACAGCTAAAAATATTATAAACATACCAGCAATCTTTGAATTTCTAAAGCGTAAATATAGTGTTGATATGATTCAAGATATGGTTAGAGAAGCTCATGATACAATTTTAAAAGAAGGGATAGATATATATGATCAGCTTTAAGAGTTTTTTTATTGAAAATAATATTGGTGATCGTGTTGGTATACAACATTTGTATTCAGATTATAAACCAACAGAATACTCTATGTCTTTCGAAAACCTGGAGACTCTTATAGATTCTCTCAAAATGTCAAGGGGGCTTATACAGCCTGGTAATTCACAGTTATCTGAAAAAGCTGATGGTATGGCTGTTAAATTTGGATTAGATCCTAATTTTAATTTCTTTCTTCAGTCTAGTTATAGTGGTCCTGTTTTTGATGGTAATTTTGATGGTAAAATAAAACATCCACCTACAAAAGTGGCTTTTGAAGAAGAGTTTCCAAAACTTAAAAAGCTTATATCACCGGTATTAAAAAGAATAGCTAAACAACACAAATTAAAAGGAATAAGGGTGAACTGTGAATGGTTATACTCTCCATTTGCTATTCATAGAGAAAATAAACCTGGGTTTGTTTATTTTGTCGCAACAAATTATAGTTTGGATAAGATTGGTAAGTGGTCAACTTTTCCAATTATTAACGCAACAGACTTTCAGGGTAATCCTATTGATGATAGTATTTTTACTGAAATTGTACACAGCTTAAGTAGCTTATCAAATGATGACATTAAATTTGTAGATCTCAATGTAGTAGAGTTTCCTGTTATTGATTTACGTGCTGAAACTATTGAAGCTGAAAAAGTTATAAACTCTTTCAAACTTAATAATCCGGATTACGAAGAGGTATTATATTCGGGTTCTAGAAAACGTGAAGACCATGTTAAGAAAAAACAAATGAGACAAAGTCTTATTAATTCACTCTTACACATCCAAAAAGCAATGCATGTTAAAATACAAGAGGTTATTACAAATATTGAAGGTAAGCTTGGTGAGTACGAAGGTATGGTGTTTAAACTACAGACACCATCAGGTAAGCCATTTTTGTTTAAAGTTATATCACCATCTTTTCACGAACAAAAAGGGAGAACTATATGAACTTCAAAACATTCTTCGAAAATTATAAACAAAAATCCATCGCCGTTTTTCCCGGGGGTTCAAAACCCCCACATAAAGGTCACTTTAAAGCTCTTGAATATCTCCTTCAAACATGTGATGAAGGGGTTGTGTACATTGGTAACCAAGTGAGAGACGGTATAACAGCTGCAATGGCTGAGCAAATTTGGGAAATTTATAAGAAGTATCTTCCGGTACCAGTAAGTGTATATATCTCCCCAGTAACACCCGTTAAATCTGTATATGATTTTGCTGATAACAATTTAGATAAACGAATCGTTGTTGGAGCAGGGGATAAAGATGATGATATTAAGCGGTATGCATACTTTATGAAGAATGTTCAGAAGTATCCTTTCGTTGAAGTTGTAAAGATTCCAATTCAAGAAGGTGGTATTTCTGGTTCAGTAACCCGACAAAGAATACAATCTGGTGATCCAAATGTTGTGGATTATTTTGTCCCTGATGTTGTATCTCCAGAAGATCGTGAAAAAATTAAACAAATTTTAGGACTAAATAGTAGATGACCAGAAAAGAGATCAATACAATGGGTAAACTTTATGAGTCTGTTGTTTTTGTTGCAAAACAACAAGACCTATCAAGCGAGCCTTCCCCTGCTGATAAATTTCATACACAGTTAAAGTCAGTTCTTGGTCAAACAACAAATCCAGATGAATGTGGTGACCCAGGAGATATTGAATTAGCTTTATCCGACTTAAAAAAACTTCATGAATACTCCAAAAAACTGCACTCTTTAATTCAAAATAAACAAGATGTTGATGGGTGGATGCAATCAAAAATTACTAAAGCAGCTGATTATGTTTCAGAAGTCTATCATCGTTTAGATTCTATAGAATCAGAAGGAGATATGTGTTGTGATGAATTTTAAAGAATTCTACATTGAAAAAACAATTATTGGGCTCGTTGAAGAAATAACAATTGACGAGCTTGGTCCTGTTCCATGTAAGGTTGATTCAGGTAATGGTGCTTATAATGTTCTTCATGGTGAAAATATTAGACATGGATCTGGAACAGTAAAGTTTGATACTGTTCATAATAAAACTCTTCAAAAAGATGTTGTTGATACTATTGTTATCAATGTTGGAGCTGGTAATACAGAAGAGAGACCCATAGTACTGTTCGATATCAAGCTTGGTGATAAGGTGTTTAAGAATGTAAAATTCTCTATTGGTAATAGAACCACAAACGAATATCCTGTATTAATCGGTGCTACATTTATCAAAGAACTTGACGCGCTTATTGATATTTCCCAAAAAAATATATTTTCTCAAAATTTGACAGTTGATTTATAATCCGCGGAGACTAACTATTCTTAGAATAAGAAAATTGGGAAGCTGGGAAGCCAAAAGCAAAAACAGTATTTCAGTTGTTTTTCATAAATTCTAATAAATAGTTAGAATATGAGAACGTTAATAGCAACTGCAATTATCTTGGTATCATCAGTATATGGACAAGATTACAATAAGCTTAATAATTATTCACAAGCTATTGATAATATCTTAGAGTCTCAATATCAGAAAGTTAAGCTTAAGGGTAATCCAATAATCAATGATGATCAATTTGTACGAAGAGCATATCTAACAATTATAGGAAGAATTCCAACAGTTGATGAATATGATGCATTTATTACAAATAATCTTCCAACAAAGAGACAGGAATTAATTAAACATCTTCTTAAACACCCGGGTTATACATCTCATATGTATAATTTCTGGGCAGATGCTCTTAGATTGAGAGAAAGATTATCACCAGTTAACAACTTCAATGGTGGTCCTTATATTCAATACATTAAAGATCAAATTAAGAAAAACGTTCCGTATACACAATTTGTTAAGGATCTTTTACAGTCATCGGGGTTATATTACACTAATCCAGCAACGGGTTATTATTACAGAGATCTTGGAATGCCTCTTGATAATTTAATCGCAACAATGAAAGTATTTGGTGGTACAGACATTTCATGTGCTCAATGTCATGATGACCCTTTCCAAGATTTCTCTCAATTAGAGTTTTATGAACTTGCAGCATTTTTTGTACAGACAGATCTAAGAAATAAAACTGATAAAGAAATGCAAGAGAAAGTTGCTTCTCTACGAAAAGAAGTTGATGAACTAATTAAGCAAGATCCAATGAAGAATAGAGGTCTCAACAATCAGATTAATAATTTCGTTCGAGCAACTCAAACAGCTGTTGAGGTAATCGAAAATAAAACAATTAAGCTTCCGCATGACTATCAATATACAGATAAAAAGCCAAATGAAGTAATACAACCAAAGTTTCTTAAATCATCTGGAGAAATAAAGAATAAACACGACTTAAGAATTGATGCTATTAATTGGCTAACATCACCACAACATCCAACATTTACTAAAAATATATCTAACAGATATTGGAGACTCATTTTTGGCCGTTATATTATCGAAGAATTTGACAACATTCAAGATTCTGCTGTACTATCTGGAGATTTAATGACCATGCTTCAGAAAATAATGATAGATTGTGGATATAATACACAGCAATTTTTATATGTACTTCTCAATACAAAGCTTTTCCAAAGAGAAATGTATGATGGTGCATATGCAAATTCTGAATCATTTGTCTTTATTGGTCCTGTAAAGCAAAGACTTTCAGCTGAGCAATTGTGGGATTCTGTTCTGTCTCTTACATTGGAAAAGCCAGAACAATTTCAAACAACATTCCAGATTGAATACTCAAAAATTATGCAGACTTATTTGGAAGACATGACAATTGAAGGTATCAAGAAAAAGCTTGATCAATACAATAAGGTCATGCAAACAAAATATGATGGTGCTCCTAAGTATAAAAATTACATGTTAGTCCGCGCTTCTGAGGTTAATGATTTAACAGGTTCTAACAATGTGATAAGTCAACTTGGTAGATCAGATAGAGAATTAATTCAAACATCTTCTCTCGAGGGATCTGTTACGCAAGTAATATCTTTCATGAATGGACAGATTGGGGAGATTGCAACATCAAAAGACTTGAGATTAATGCAATTACTACAGGGTAAATCACCTGCTGATAAAATTGAGATTGTTTTCAAAGCAGTTCTTTCTAGAAAGCCAACTATTGCTGAGAAGTCTCAATTTGCTGGTGTTCCGGACGATGATATCATCTGGGCGTTGATTAACACAAATCAATTCAAATTCACTAAATAATACTATGACAAAAACTGACCAGCGTTTAATTTGGGAAGCTTATGTGGATTCATTTGAAGATAGTGAACTTCAAATGGGTATTGAAGTAGAAATGGAGCATACAGATGACCCAAAGATTGCTGAGCAGATTGCCAGGGACCACCTTGCTGAAAATCCAACGTATTATACAGACTTAAAAAGATGTGAAGATCAAACAGGAAAAAAATTATGAATAAACTAAATCGTCGCGAATTCGTTCTCAACCTAGCTGCTACAGGGTTGGGTGTTACTGTATTACCAACCATTAATGCTGCTCCAGCTCCACGAAAAGCTGAGCATATCATTTACTTGTTTATGAATGGTGGTATGTCACATCTTGATACATTTGACCCAAAAACAAATGAAGAAGTAAAAGGGGAATTTAATACCATTAAAACTAATACTGGAGCTGATATTAGCGAACATCTACCTAATTTAGCTAAACTTGGAGATAAAATGGCTATTATCCGCTCAATGATGGTTACAACTGGAGCTCACGAACAAGCTCAATATCTTCAGAGAACATCTTATAAAAAGATTGGTACAATTGTTCATCCAAATTTAGGTGCATGGATGTGTAATGTTCAAGATGATAAGAAACTTCGTGCTATTCCACAGAATGTTCTTATTTCAGGACCAGCAGATCATCCAGGTTCAGGTTGGATGCCAAAGAAATATGCACCGGTTCCGATCCAAGATCCAATGAGAGGTCTTGAAAATTCTGCTTTGAAAAATAAAGACGAGTTTTCAAAGCGTATTCAAATCCTCCAACAACTTGAAAAAGATTCTCTTAAAGCTATAAACCCACAACAAAAAGCTTACAGTGAGTTTTATGATCAAACAATTAGACTGCTCAATTCAACTGAGTTAGATGTATTTGATCTTTCAAAAGAAACAAAAGAAACACGCGATAAATATGGTGATAACCGTTTTGGTCAAGGTTGTTGTCTTGCAAAACGCCTTATTGAAAAAGGTGGTGTGAAGTTTATTGAAGTTCAAGATGGTGGATGGGATACACACGTTAATAACTTTGAAGCTCTTGAAACAAAACTTAAGATTTTTGATACAGCTATTTCTGCTCTTGTTGAAGATCTCAAGCAGTCTGGTTTGCTTGAAAAAACATTAATTGTCATTTCAACAGACTTTGGTCGTACTCCTGTAATTAATGTTAATAATGGTCGTGACCACCACCCGGGTTGCTTTAGCGGATGTTTGATTGGTGCTGGAATTAAAGGAGGCCAAGTACATGGGACAACTGACGAAAAGGGAATGAAAGTTGTTGATAAGGTTGTGTCTGTGCAGGATTTTAATGCAACTATTGCAGCTGCAGCAAATATACCTGTTGATCTTGTTCTTCACTCACCAGAAGGAAGACCATTTAAAGTCGCCGATAAAGGTGTACCAATTCAAAGTCTTCTAGTTTAATCTAGATATTTTAATACAGTAACATAAATTAAATTTATGAGCATACTTTGCTTGGGTAATGGTTTGGTTGGAAGAGAATTCCAAAGACGGGGTATTCAGTCCCTTGGAAGAGAACTTATTAATATTACACATCAGGCTAGTGTGTTTGATAGTTATGCTTTGCAAGAACAATTAGATCAGTTTGATACTATTATAAATTGTATTGCATTTACAAATACAAAGCCAAAAACAAAAGAAGACTTTTCATTTAACGTATTGGTTAATACCAATTTTGTTAGAGATCTTGCTATTTTTTGTGACGAACACAATAAAAAATTGGTCCATATCTCAACCGGGGATATCTATGGAGATTCACAAAGACTTCGAATGTCTAAAGCATTTAAGGAGACAGATTCGACAATCGTGATGACAGAGTATTCTGCAGCAAAATACCTTGCAGAACAATTCATTGATAAAGATAAACATCTCATCTTAAGACCTCGTTTGATTTTTGGACCAGATAATCTGTCTAGTAACTTAATAACAAAACTATACAAATATACATCATTTACCCCTTATATAAATTCATTCTGTTCAACACGAACATTAGTTGATGCTGCTCTCACACTAATAGACAAGCAAGCAACGGGGGTGTTTAATGTATGTAACTCTGGTATCTCTACTATGTTGGAATTAGCAGAGATAATTAGAGATAAATTCGATAAGTCGAAAAAAATAGAACATGCTCAGATTGATTCAATTAATAATGTTCTTGATATTAAGAAACTTTCACTATACTATAAACCAACTCCTATTGTTTTTGAATTTCAGGATATCTATCCAAAATTTCTTGAAACCATAAAGGCTTAGATTTGTTTGTCCATGTAGCAAAAGGTTTGTCAAACACATAATAGTGTCTATATTTTTCTTTAGCAGAAAAATTTTCAAAACCACTAATCTTCCAACAATTTTTATCTTTGTTGATTGCTATTGCATAAGGTGTAATTGAACCACCTTCAACGCATGCATTACTTTTGTTTTTATCAACCCAATTAACAAAATCCCCAGTAAAATGTTCTTCTGACTGAGGCCATCTCTCATATCGTTCTCTTAACATAGTTTTTGTATGTTCAAGAAGCCAAAAAAAGTTTGCAGAGGTTTTACGAGCCCAAACAGACGAAGGGTGATTTGCGTAACCACCCTTCGATTTTCTAATTTTACCCGTTTTGGTACGTGGGCAGCTACTATGACTAAGTTGATCTTGATCAAAGCATGATTGAAGTGCAATTGCACTCTCAATAATCATTTTTGATCTAACATGCTTATCACATAGATCTTTTGCTGCCTTGACTGGGTCATCGTCAAGGATAAAGATATTCATCTTGTATAATTACAATACGCCTCGGTTATTCTGAGCAAATTCAACGAATTTATAAAATTCAGCCCGGGATGCTCCATCAATATCATGGAAAGCTCCAGACACTCTCGCTGTGCGCATGCAACTAGGGTGCTTAATTCCGCGTGCTGAACAACATGTATGATTTGCTTCAATCATTACTGCAACACCTTTATTATCAATGCATACACTATCGATAGTCTCGTGGATCTTCTTAGTAAGAGATTCTTGAACTGATGGTCTACGACTAATGTGGTCAACAATTCTATTTAATTTTGACAATCCTATCATTTTGCCATCTCGAGATGGGATATAAGCAACATGCGCATACCCAGAAAAGGTAAGCAGATGATGTGCGCAAAGTGATACTAATGGAATATTAGTTTGACATACCATTCCATCGTATTGTTCATCATTTGCAAAAGATGTAATAGTTGGTGGATCAGTAAAAAGGCCTTTCATAAGGTCATTAATCCAGGATTTAATAACTCTTTTAGGTGTGTCCTGCATATGTGGATCAGTATCCCAATTAATATTGAGAGACTTAAGTACATGACCCATATGGGTAGTAGCATCTATAATATTTTGTTCTGTAATATTAATTTTATCGATCATAATATAATATTATCTACTTTCCCATAGATGTCAAATATTTTTTTGATTGCCAATATATTATAATTGTTTCAGCTCCGAGTTCTTTTTAGGTTACACTCTGTATCTCTAATAGTCGATAAGTTAAACATATTCATGTACTTTCGACAGGTTGTGTTATGTTGTCTTAGATGGGAGTTTGTTACCTCTTTAAATTCTCTGTTACATATTAAGCATCATCTCATCTACATATTTACAGCGAATGGGTTATGATATCCACAACTAATACTAGTAATATTCTACTTTACTTACTAAATATCCATATGGAAAAATTCAAACAACTTTTTGAAGAAGCACAAAGATTAAATGAGAGTGATCAGATTTTTGGAAATGTTAAATTAATTCCAACACCGAATGATGTTGTTAAAGGCATTGGTAATTTATTAGCAAAACCTTTTAAAAAGGGCGTCGCACAACAATCTACACAACAATCTACTAACCAATTACAGCAATCTACTGACCAACAACAATCTCCAGTTCAAAGAAAAGAAAAAGGGACGATACTATATTTTAGAATGTATGATTCTAAATTACCAAACCCTCTTTTTATTAGATATGATAGGAGGACAAAGCATATAACCTTCATTTCAGAAAATGATTTCAAAAAAATGGTTTGATTTATTTAGGAAGTATCTCATAATTAATTTATGAGTAATTTTATTTCAACAAAAGTTATTGAATTGGGTTCAAGTGCGTTCAGACAGTGGAGAGCAACACACAGCCATTGCCAATATATTCATGGGTACCAGCTTAAAGCAAAATTTTGGTTTACATGTAGTAAATTAGATGAAAAGCACTGGTGTGCTGATTTTGGAGGTCTTAAGCCGTTAAAGGAAGCTTTGCAAGCAGTATTTGATCATAAATTACTCGTAGCAGCTGATGATCCCTGCCTTGAAGATTTTAAATCTCTCGAACAAAAAGGTGTTGTAAAATTGTCAATTTTTCCAAAGGGTGTTGGTATTGAAAGAGCTGCTGAATATTGTTTTGAAGTTGCACAAGATTTTATTCACCAGACGTATGGACCAAGAGTTCAAGTTAGTAGAGTAGAAGTATTTGAACACGAAGATAATTCAGCTGTTTATGAATCTTGTGCAAAATATGAAAAATATTTATCTAAAGTACAATCAATGATTGCAGAAGCAATTTCACAACCAGATGAAAACCCACAGGATGGAAGTGTAACCGGTACTATGACCTCAATTGAAGAGTCTCCCTGGGGTACACCGGTTACAGAATTAACAGTCACACCACATCAGCCAGCACAGATCTCACAACAAGTAACCTCTGGTCGTGGTAATTGGTTTGCTGGTACTTCTTGGCAATAATTATTTTGCTAAATCAAGTACTTCAACAATGTGTTTGAGAATCTCAGAACGTACGATGTCTTCTGTAGTGAACTTTGCACAGAAGATATCATGTTCTTTTGATAGATCAGTATTAAAAGCATTAAACACCCTGCGAAATCCAGAATCTTTAATATCTGATTGATTACAATCTCCTATTACGGCATACTTAGATTTATTACCAAAACGGGTTAGTATAGTTGCACATTCCTTAGGTGAGAAATTTTGTGATTCGTCCACAATTACAAATGTTCTATGAAATGTTAGACCACGGCAGAAATTGACAGGTATACCTTTAATTAACCCGTGTTGAAAAAGATACTCCCCTGTACCATTTCTAGTTAGTTCATTTACTTTATCAATAAGAGGCATAGACCAAGGAAGAAATTTATCATCAATTTCACCAGGAAGTGAACCCATTTTATTATCAGCAGACTCAGCAATAGAACGAATATAAAAGATTTTATCAACATACCGCTCTTTAAGTGCTGTTAACGCGGCATAAACAGCTAGAAAAGTTTTGCCACTGCCTGCAGGACCATCAATTAAAACCATTTTTGTTTTGTTTCTTTGCATCAAATGTAAAACATCCAGATGTCTCTGAGACAATTCAAAAGGTTGGTATATCTCAAAATTTGTTACCGCATTTTGATTTAATGATGTGTATATGTCATCAACTAATATATCGTTAGTTTTTGACCCGTCAACTTTATGCGATTTACGTATCGCTTTTTTAGTAGACATATAAGCTATTTAATAATTTGACATTAGGAAACAGGTGATTATAATTAGTAATGATTGATATTGATAAAGAGTTTTTAACTGTCGGTGGTGTAGGTGGGGAACCAGAAATTTTTGCAACACTCGAGGGTGAAGGCAGATATGTTGGACAACCTTCAATTTTTATTCGAATGGCTACATGTAATTTAACATGTAGTGCGTGGGCTTCTCCAGACTCTCCAAATGGATGTGATTCATATGTATCATGGTCGGTTAAGAACAAAATTACATTTCGTAAGGCATTTGAAATCTTAGAAGGGTTGAATGCAATTCAACGACTAAAAGATGGTTGGATTCTAAAACTCACAGGCGGTGAACCATTTATTAGACAAAAAGAGCTTTATAAATTTGTTCAAGCTCTTGGTCAGGAATATGGAATAAACAAACCAAAAATTGATTTTGAGACAAATGGTACAATAATGCCAGATTGTAAAATGTGGGGATGGGATGATTCCAATAGTTTCTCAAACCTATGGATTGATAATAATGTAACGTTTACTACTTCACCAAAACTATCTACAAATGGTGATCCTGAAGAAAAGACATACAAGCCAGAAGTACTTAGATTTTTGAAGAAAAATTATGCATGTTTTAAATTCGTGATTACAGGGGAAAGAGACATTGAAGAAATTTGGAGAAAATACGTAGAAGATAAAGAAGGGATTAATATCACAAGGGATATGATTTGGTTTATGCCTTGTTGTGGTTCTCGACAGGAGCATATTGAAAGAGCAACTACAGTAGCAGAGTATGCGAAATCAATGGGTGTTAACTTTTCTCCAAGGTTGCATTTGATACTCTGGGACAAAAGTCTAAGAGTGTAATTAACATCTAGGTAATTTATGGTAATAACAAAAAAAATCGATTTCGAGATGGCACATATTGTGCGTAACGCATGGTCTCGAAGATGTTCACATAGTATTCATGGTCATAGCTACACAGCAGAGATCATGATTGAATCAAAAGAGTTTGATAGTGGTGGAATGGTTATGGACTTTGGTCTTGTTAAAAAATATATTCACCCATTTATCGATTCCTTTGATCATGCAACTATGTTGTGGAATCAAGATGACCCAGAGATTATATCATTATTTGAGAACAAATTTGAACGTGTAATTGTATCACCATTTACATCTTCTTGTGAGCAACAAGCCCGGTATTTTTATTGGATTATTAATGAAATTATTGAATATGTAAAAGTTATAGACCCACAAGTTTCAAACCGATATGTATCAGTTCGTGGTGTGAGAATACACGAAACCAAAACAGGAAGTGCATTTTATACGTCACATAATGCAAAATCAGAAGATAACAAATTTAAGTATACAGATGTGTATAATGATATTGTAAGTATTAAATTTTCTGATGGTATAATTAGTGAATGGCCTAAAGAAATACAACATATCTATCATGATATTTTTGATATAGATCCACAGAAACTAGGAAATTGATTACAATTGATAAAAAGTAATCAAAAAGATGATTAAGCACAAAAGTAAAATACTTAAGCTAAATGCTAACTACATGCCTATTGATGTGGGTGATTGGAAAGATATTATGGTTAATATCGTTTCTGGTGCCGCATATCCTGTAGATGTGCAGTATGCTCAAGATGAAGATGGAAAGTATACCAATAAAATTGAATCTTTCTTCCCAGTAAAATCTTGGAAAGACTGGGAAGAACTTTCTATTAGAGAATGTGACGAGTATGTTATTGGCGCTACAAAGACTTACAGGTTACCTGTTGTTGTAATTTGCTCAAGATATGATCAGGTTAGATGGGGACATTCAGTATTCCCAACTAGTAGAAACATTTATAAGAGAGATAATTATACATGTCAGTATACTGGGAAAAAATTACAAAAACATGAGCTGTCTGTAGACCACATTATACCAGTCTCAAAAGGTGGTCAAAATACCTGGACTAATCTTGTTTGTTGTGATAGGGAATTAAATAGTTGGAAAGGTTCACGTACCCTAAAAGAATGTGGTCTTAAGCTGATTAATAAACCTATTCAACCAACAAATGGTGTTAATAGGGTGTTCGAATTCATGAAAGATGAATGGAATATTTTTCTTGGTGGAGATTACGACAGTACATATTAAAATAAGGTTATGAGAATTTGCGTTTCTGGTCCCCAATGTACAGGTAAATCAACATTCATTAAAGATTTCTTGAGTGAGTGGCCAAAGTATAAGACAACAAAAAAGACATATAGGGACATTATTACTGAGAATAATTTAACACATTCATCGGTAACAACAGAAGAAACACAACGAAAAATTCTCGATTGGATGGTCATCGAGGGGAGGAAGTACTCCCCTCGTGACAAAATTATCTTTGATCGTGGACCGCTTGACAATTTAGTTTATACAATGTGGGCAGCTGGCAATGGGTTGGTTTCTGAAGAATTCTTTAAAGAAACGACAAAGCGAGTAAAGAATGCGCTAAAATATGTAGATTTAATTATCATCATTCCTACAGACCCATCTATTAAGATGGAAGATGATAATCTAAGAGATACAAATATTCAATATCAAAAAGATATTAATGACATCTTTCTGTTTTTGCATGATCAATACAAAAACAACTTTGAATCAGATGTTTTCTTCCCATATAATGACTCCCCGGGGGTAATAACCATTAGTGGCACGAGAGAGCAAAGAATATCGTATCTTAAACAGAACTATTTTGATAGTAGTGGTGATATCTACGGTGATGAGCATTCTATTCTCAATCCAGATCATCTTGATATGATTGAAGATTTGATTGAATATCAAGAAGGTAGTCTTAAAGCTGAAAAAGAGATCGAAGAAAAGATCAAAAAGCTGAAAAACGGACTTTAAATCCACTGTCCCCAGTTCCAGGGCCTTGAGTTGATACACTCACATAATATGTATCATTTGGTGTTTGGTTCGTTGATAGCATAGGCATACTCACATCAAATCTACGGCTTTGTGAATATGATATATTTGCTAATTGTATATCAACGTAATTAATTTCGATATTACGTGCAAATACAATATTCCAAACTCTCAAATACGGGCTTATACTTCCAACGATTGGTATGGTTGTGGAAAAACGTACGTGTTGATAATACTGTACGTTATATTTACCAAGGTCTGTAAAACTTGTAATATATGTAGGGGCACCGCCGCTACTCATACCTACATACCCATAAGCTTTAATACCACCAGATTCAACCACAGCACTAATTGTTGTGACGTCTGTTTGGATCTGGGTAATTGTTTCATTTGTTGTTTCAACAGATGCTTCTAAGCTTGTTATACTTACAGTATTAGCATAAATCTGCGCTGAAAGTGCATTAAATGCAGTACCCCCAAGAGCGTCGACTGTAATTTGTAGGTCTGCTAGGTCTTCTTCAAGCTCAACAATAGCATTATCAAGAGCAAGATCATTAGCTGTTAAGACACTGTAAAAAGTGGTTTGGTATGTATCAATGACGAGGTCGTCAAAGTCCATAATATTTGTTCCATCTTCTGTTTCGACAATGAGCAGATCACCACTTTCGATACCACCTATTTGTGGTAATTCTTTGATGTTTACAAATATATTCTCGTTACTGATCTTAGCCATTTATTTTATTTATAACTAGGTCGTTAGTATAAGGTAGTTGATATTTTTGAAATGGTTTTCATAGAGATATTTTAAACCATATTTTTGGAAAAATTTTTGTTGCTTCTTTTTATCACTTTTACACGATCTTAGCGTCCACCCTTTTGAAATAGCAGATGCAGATCCACTGTTATATTCTTCGTAGAATTTCTTTGCACCTCCAGGAAATTCATAGATAATAATACCAATAGTGGTTATACATGTTTTGATAAATTCTTCCAAAAATAGTTTAATATCCGCAGCTGTATCAATAAAGATAGTATTTAATTTTGTAAAGGATAACCTATGTGAAGAATATATAAAGTATATTCTCTGAAAATTGTGTTGTACGTGAATTTCACACAATCTTTTTATAAGATGGTGATATACAATCTTTTTACTATCCTTATGGTTTATCGATGTCGATAACAGTCCATATTGTATGATATCTTTCTGAATGTCTAATGCAATCTCATTTATCGAATCAATGAGATCTGTAAATGAGAGATTTTCAATGGGTATGTAATAGGGATTCATTTAGAATTTTACTTTACCGAGACGGCAATTTATAATCCCATTGTAGTATTCTTCCTTTAGAAGTACATCTTCAATTATTTGAAGTTTAATTTCTTCATAAGCTAGATGTGACTTACTGTTACAAAATTTAAGTATATCAAAGGAAAAATTTTCTTTTCCTAACTTCTTAATGTCACTATTGAGTTCATTTGATGAACCAGTATATGTTTTCCAGTCTGTTTCCTTTTCTACCCGTCTGGATTTTTTCTTTCCCTTTAGGGGTTTAAGCTTACGCATAGTAAGCATTTGCTTTTTTCCAATATACTTTCGATTTGTAACGTTATTTGTTATTTGGTATATAAAACCAAAAGCGTGTTCCACAAAATCAGTCTTCAGATTCCAATGGCCCAGGTTTTTGAGACTTTGATTTTCGTTTTTTTCTTCCACGCTTAGTATTTAATCCTGGTCTGCGTTGTATTCCAGACCCTTTTGGTGTGCGTGTATCACCAGGGGCGTATGAATCTGTAGAGTATATTGAATGAGGTGGTTCAAATCCTGGTGAATAATCTCCGAAAACACCCCCATCACCGGATATCATTTCTTCTTTAATAAATTTGTTATAAAACTCTTGAAATCTATCCATGTAGCTATATAGTATTTAGGTCAGATGGAACTACTCAAGCAATATATTGAAGAACTTAATAGAGATCTTATAATTAACGACCTCAATGTAAAAGAGGTACAAATGAGATTACCAGCACGTAAGCATTTTTGGATAGGTCGATCTATTAATGCAAAAATTGAATTAGCAAAGCTGGAGAAAAAAGAAAAGCAAATGAGAGAAGAAATATTTGCAAGAATTTCGGCAACTTCTCCAATTGCAATGTCACATAGTCAGGTAAATATTGCTGTCAATAATACTGCTGAAATGTCAAGGATTATGGAGCAAATTAAGGAGTATAAGTATATTGTTGAGTATCTTGAAAAAATTGAGAAAGTTTTTTCTCAGATGACATTTGATATTGGTAACATTATTAAAATTATACAACTTGAGCAAAACTGATGGTCACAGTTGATTATAATTCTAAAACCCGGATGGGTAGACTTATATGTGATAGTGTAATTATAGAAACTGTCCGTAATAACTTTTCTCAAGAACGCAAGGGTATATTTTACATAAAGAAAGTGAACAAGCATGTCTCACAGAGAGAATATGTGTTAACACCGGGTGGTCAATTTAAGATAGGTTTATATAAGTTGATTATATCATACATAAGACATGAACTGGATCTAACCGTATCATTAACAGATAATTTTAAGAGCTATATATCAAAAAAGTATGGTCATGATATAATTGAGTATGAAAAATACCCGCTAAGATATTATCAAAAAGATATAGTAAATAATTGTCTCAACACCATTAATGGTGTTGTTGTATTAGGCACAGGTGGCGGCAAAACACTAACAATGTGTACTTTGTTAGAGACAATTTATAAAAACTCTAAAGATCCAAATCTCTTTAAATGTTTGATTATAGTTCCAGATCTAGGTCTTGTAACACAAACATATAATGATTTTAAAGAATATGGATGTACATTTTCGCTTCAAAAATGGACAGGAAGTAATGATCTTACTATGGATTACAATGTGGTAATTTGTAATATGCAGATACTGCTTCGTCGATTTAAAAATGAAGAATGGCTAAAATATGTCGATCTATTAATGGTAGATGAAGTACATAGAATCACTGCAACAGAACTACAGTCTGTTGCCATTAAAATTAAAACAGAGAATCGATTTGGGTTTACTGGTACATTACCAATAGATAAGATTAATTATTGGAATGTATTGGGTATCATTGGCCCGCTTATATATGAAAAAAGATCAAAAGAGTTAAGAGATGACAAATATCTTGCAAATGTAGAATGTAAGATATTAAACATTGAGTACAACGATGTTACTGATCTTATCTATAATAGTTCATTTGAAAATGAAACTAATTTTATTATCAACAATGAGTTTAGAAACAATGTTATATTAAAATTATGTACCAATGTAAAAAATAACATATTGGTAATGGTTAATAGGATTGAACATGGTGAGATATTAGAGAACATACTGAAGCGTTCTGGTAAGCGAGTTTATTTTATTCGGGGCTCTGTTGATGTTGAAACAAGAGAAAAAATAAAGAGTATTATTGAAAATGAAAATAATGTAGTATGTGTTGCAATAAGTAAAATATTTTCAACAGGTATTAATATTAAGAATATACATTATATTATGTTTTGTGCCGGTGGAAAAGCATTTATACAAATAGTTCAATCAATTGGGCGGGGATTAAGATTACACCCCAATAAATCTAAACTAACTATTTTTGATGTTGCAGATAACCTTAAACATGGTACAAATCATTCGGTAGAGAGAAAGAAAATATATGAATTGGAACAAATAAAATTTACTGAAACAAATATCATTGAAAAATCATAGAAATAACATAAAATGAAATCAAAGCCAAGAAAACAAAGGTCAAAAGAAGAAGAAAAATTTTATATTTCACCTGCTGAATTCAGAGATGAATTACGAAAATTTTACGAATCAGGTAGTGAAATAGTTCCAGATATTTTAGCGGAAAACATTAAAAAGATAGCGTATGGTTTAAGTTATACACATCAATTTAAAGGTTATACATATATTGAGGATATGGTTGGTGATGCAATTCTTAAAATGTATGCAGCTTTAAAATACAAGAAGTATTCATTTAACACTGTTACAAATCCCTTTTCATATTTTACTACTATTGCATGGCATGCTTTTATTAACAGAATTAAGAAAGAGAAAAAATGTCAAGAGACGCATGAAGCATATAGAGAAAAAATGTATAGTGAACTTCTTATTGATGACCCTGATGGTGTTGGGTGTATATACGTAAGACCAACACATTGTGATGATGATTTTATAGATGATGGAGATTAATGAAAAAGAAATAGCAATATTTTCTGACCTTCACTTAGGGGTCCATGGAAACTCAACAAAGTGGCACGATATAACACTTGAGTGGGTTACATGGATAAAGGATGAACTAAACGACAAAAAAATCAAAACCATTTTCTTTTTAGGGGATTGGTTTGATAATAGGAGTGAAATTGCAGTTAATACTTTAGATGTATCAAGCAAGGTATTAGACATTCTAAAAGATTTTAAACTGATCATGATAACTGGTAACCATGATCAGTTTTTTAAATATAGAACCGACGTACATTCTCTTTCAATCTTAAAAGGTAGAGAAAATGTTACTATATTAGACAAACCTTCTTATATTACGGTTAATGGGAAGAAGTGCGTTTTCATTCCGTGGGGTTATAATTTAAGCGATATTGAACCAGGAGATTGCTGCTTTGGTCATCTTGAGGTTGAGTTGTTTAATATGAACAACTCTGTTATATGTGAGCATGGAATTAAAATCCCAGAGCTATTAAGCAAGTATAAATTATCCTTTTCTGGACACTTTCATACCAGATCAGAAAAAGCCTTTAAAGAAGGTAAAATTGTTTACGTTGGTAACCCATTTGCAACGACATTTAATGACACTGATAATCAAAAAGGTTATTATATTCTTAATACAGATACACTTAATTATTCGTTTTTCGGTAATAGTGTATCACCAAAATATTATAAGCTTCTTTTATCAAATATTATAAAGGAAGAAGGGATAACAACAAACTTAAAGAACATATTTTGTAATAATTTCATAACCATCAAGATTGACAAAAATGTATCATCTGATGACATGCACACACTTCAAACTGTGTTCTCCCAATTAAAGGCAGAACAAATAGTGTATGATTATGACACATCTTATAATAAGATACAAAATGATACAGCAGATCAAGATTTTAGTGGAGTTGACATCCCACTAGCATTTGAGCAATTTATTCAAATGCTAGATATAGATGATAAAAAGATGATGGTAGAGTTCATGGTTGATTTATACAAAAAGCACAAAAAATGAAGCAGGTTATTTTTAAGAAGCTAACTATTAGAAATTTTTTATCAATTGGGGACGAACCGGTTTCTATTGATTTTGGTCCGGGGCTACATGTTATAACAGGCTCTAATATTGATAAGCCAGAAAGAAAAAATGCTGTTGGGAAGACTACTATTCTCAATGGTTTTTACTGGAGTATATTTGGTAATACAATTGATGGTCTCAAGAAGGATCTTATCATAAACAATGTAGTTGGTGGTACGGCAGAATGCAAATTAACATTTGATGTAATAACATCGACATCTAATAATTCTTATGAAATTATAAGAAGGTTAAATCCATCTAACTTAACATTTACATGTAATGGTGTTGATAAAACAAGAGATTCTATTGCAAATACAAATGATTATATTTGTGAAGTATTATCAGCTTCCCCTCAATTGTTTCAGAATTGTGTTGTTATGACTATCAATAATACAATTCCGTTCATGGCAAAGAGTAAGACGGATAAAAGAAAGTTTATTGAAGATATTTTTAGCTTAGAAATATTTTCACAAATGGTACAGACCGTTCGTGGTCAATATAATGAAATTACGAAAAAACATGAGATTGAACGGTCAAAATATACAGAGCTATGTCTATCACTAAATAATTTAAATGAGCAAAAACAATCACTGATTGAACAGAAGAAACAAAAAGTGGAGTTATACAAAAAGAGGCAGAAAGATAATGAAGCTCAGCTAAAACTATACAATAAAGAGATCAATAGTATTGAGGTGGTAGAGATATCTGTTCTTGAAGAGAAAAAAGCTGCACTAGAAGCCGGGGAGAAAAATTTAGAATCGCAGATAAGCGATATGACTAGTAAAATTACTGCAAGTAAATTGAGTAGAGCTCACGAACAAACCGTGTTACAAAATATTGGTACAGATAAAGATCTTTGCCCGACATGTTTAAAACCAATAACAAGTGATGATATTGACCACATTAAAGAAGAAAAGGTTAAGATATCCAAGAAAATAGATGATATAACTAATGCGCTGGAAAAGTTAGAGATAAAAAAGAAACACCTTACAGATAAAAAAAGTAAGATACAAGCAGCATTACAGCAAGTAAACAAAAAAATAACGCAAAATTTTGTAAATTCTATGAAGATACAAAATTTGACTGAAAAGATTGAACAGATTAAAGAGTGGCAGAAAACTCTTGTTGATGATATTGCAGAATGTATTAGTGATAGTACTGAGTTTGATAGTGCTCTTGCAGATGTTGAATCTCGTATAAAGGTTATTGAAGGTGCTTGTGTTGAGTTAAAGAAAGAAATATCAAAACTTGATGTTGCTAAATTTATTCTTAGCGATGAAGGAGTGAAGTCCTATATTGTGAAGATACTTTTAGATCAACTTAATTCTAGACTTTTATATTATCTTAATAAATTGGATTCAAATTGTATTTGCTACTTTGACGAGTTTTTTGAAGAAGAAATTCTCAATGAGCGTAAGAGAGCATGTTCATACTTCAATTTCTCTGGTGCTGAGAAGAAGTCGATTGATATTGCATGTATGTTTGCATTCTCAGATATCAAAAGAATGCAAGGCGGTGTAAAATATAATGTAACATTTTACGATGAATTATTTGATACATCTTTTGATGAAAAGGGTATTGAATTGGTTGTTGGTGTATTAAAAGAAAGAGTTGAGAAATATAATGAAGGATGTTATATTATTTCACACCAGAAGGGATCTGTTAAGAATGTAACCGGGCAGGTTATATATCTTGAAAAGATGAATGATATAACTCGTCGAGTTGAAATTCCTGAAGGTATGTTTAATTAGAATATGTTCAACAATTTGTACCAATCAAACCTATTTGCTCCTAAAAAAAATTTACAGGGTGTTTTTAATCCTCAGATACAAAAACAGCAAATTGAAGAACCAAGAGAGTTAAGCTACCCTAGAGTCGTTCAATATATTGCAGATCAATCAGGATGTGCACATTATAGAATGATTTGGCCGGAGCAGTTCTTGAATGCTGAGAATAAAACAATGTCTTCATCTCTTACTTGTATGGTGTTACAACCGCAGTGGTATAAAGGTGTTAAAGTTGTAAAGGTACAAAGACAAGCTACAGGGATTCAAAAACAGTTCATGCAGTTTCTTAAGAGTGTTCAAAACGAACATGGTTTTCGACTTATATATGAAGTAGACGATGTTGTATTCTCTGAAGATATTCCTAATTACAATAAGTTTAAGTTTGCGTTTGATTCAGAAGAGATAAGAAATAATTGTATTGACATGATTAACATGTGCGATGAAGTCACCGTCACGTGTCAGTTCATGAAGGACTTATATCAGGAAAAAACAGGTAAAAAAGAAATAAGTGTTATACCAAACTTCCCGCCAAATTGGTGGATGGGTTATCTTTATAATAAAGATAAAGTGTTGAGAGACTATTCACAAAATTATAACAAGCCTAGAATTTTATATACAGGATCTGGAGCTCATTTTGATGTTGAAAATAAAAATGGTGGTGTTGATGATTTTTCCCATGTTGTTGATGCAGTGAGAAAAACTGTTGATAAGTTTCAATGGGTCTTTATTGGTTGCTTTCCACCAAGCCTTATTGACTTAGTTAAAGCAAAAAAGATTGAATTTCACCCCTGGCAGACACTTTACAAATATCCTCAATTGGTATATAGACTAAATCCTACAGCCACAATAGCACCTCTTCACGATAATAATTTCAATAGAGCTAAATCAGATATTAAATTTATTGAATCATCTATTATGGGCATACCAAGTTTCTGTCAAGATATGTGTACCTATGAGAATGCAATGTTTAAATTTAAGACAGGGGATGAGTTAGTAGATTCAATTAACTGTTTGGTCCGCAATAAAGAAAGATATAAAAAAGTTGTACCACAACTAAGGGAGGTTGGAGCAAAGCGAATTCTCGAGCAAGATGAAAATATTTCATGTTATGAGGAGCTTGTGTTACACCCGTATGGATCTCCGGAGAGAAAAAATATATTAAAGTGGAATGCTTGAGGAAATATTCTAAACTTTAGTTGTGTTTAGAAACTGTTTTTATAACTCTTTTGAAAGAGAAATTGTATTATCGACTTGGGACAAAGATGGTAAGCGGGTAAAATATAACATACCCTTCGAGCCATATCTATATGTAGAAGATCCAAAAGGTGAATATAAGTCGATATTCAATACTAATTTAGCAAAGAAAACTTTTCGTAATGGATACGAAAAGAATAAATTTTTACGGGATACTGGAATCAAACGAGTGTTTGGAAATTTCCAACCGGTTCAGCAATTTCTGATTGATACATTCTGGAGAGAAAATGAAACTAGAGAATTTTCGCAACACCCATTAAATGTATTGTTTCTAGATATTGAGACAATTTCTGAAACTGACCAAACATTCCCAAACCCAGAAGACCCAAATCATCCCATTGTATCACTTGCATGTTACTCAACTCTGTACAAGGAGATGATGTGTTTTGGTATTGGACCATATACAGGTAATAAAGCTCATGAGTTCACATATGTGAACTGTAAATCTGAGAAAGAACTTTTCCTGCGATTTATAGAATATCTTCAGAAGGATTACCCTGATCTGATGACTGCATACAATGGAGAGATATTTGACTTTCCATATATTATTAATAGATGTACAAGAGTGTGTGGAGAAGATGTAACAAAAAAACTATCACCATTTGGTAAAATTCGAATCTCTGTTATACCTCCATCAGCTGCTTCCTTTGGTAAAGAGCGAAAGAGATATTTTATTGAAGGTATTGCTGTTGTAGATTACCTGGAGATTTACAAGAGATTTCAATTATCACCAAGAGACTCATTCAAACTTGATAATATTGCAGAGATTGAACTCGGTGAAAATAAAGTAGATTTTGGGATGATGTCGCTAACATCATTGATGAAAGAGGACTGGAATAAGTTCATTGAGTATAACGTTCAAGACGTTAATCTTCTTGTTAGATTAGATAATAAGCTTGGGTTTGTTAACTTACTTAGAATGTTAGCATACACAGGACTTACTAATTTGGATTCTGCAATGGGTTCAATTGTGGTAAATACCGGAGCTTTTGCTATTAAGGCAAAACAGCTTGGACAAATATTATCAACATTTGTAAGAAATGATCCAGACAGTACAAACCCCGGGGCATTCGTAGCGGAACCTCAACAAGGATTTCAAGAGCAATTCATTTATTTCGATGCAAGTTCCCTATATCCAAATACGATGATTACTCTTAATCTATCCATGGAGACAAAGGTTGGTAGACTTATCGAGAATGATAATAATGTGATATTCAGACATGTATCTGGAAAGGAATACCCGATGTCTAGAGAGAAATTTGACATGCTTTGTAATAAAGAGCAGCTTTGTATTTCTAAAAATAATATCATTTTTAGTCAAAAAAAGCGTGGAATTATACCAATGTTTCTTGAGGAGAAATATAATGAACGGATCCAAATTAGAAATAAGATGAAGGATCTAAAAAAGGAGAAACAAAAATATAAAAAGGGAGCTACTCGGATTGATGAAATTGATAGTGAGTTGAAAATTTTAGACGCAAAACAACTATGTATAAAAATTATTATTAATTCTGCGTATGGGCTTTTAGGGAATAAGAATGCTGCTGTTGGTGATGATGATCTTGCAGCTGCAATTACTTTAACAGGTCAAGGTGTAATTAAAAAAGCCGCAAGTATCTACAGCAATTATCTCAAGTTAAATGGAGTTAATATGTCCGACGAACAATGCCGTATCACCGGAGATACTGATAGCTACTCTGGTGATACACTAATTAAAACTAATAAAGGGTTATTTGATGCTGCATCTCTGTGGGATCAATATAATATTTCTAGAAAAGTAGAAACACAAAAATCTGGGCACGAAATAATCGATGTTTTTGATTTAGATTTACAGGTTGATACATATGAACATACCACAGGTAATGTTAAAAAGGTCAAGATAAAGAATCTTATTCGACATAAGGTGAGTAAGCGCAGATTTAAGATTAAAGCCGGTGATAAAGAAATTATAATGACGGAGGACCATGGTTGTATGGTGGTGAGAGATGGTAATTTGATAGAAGTTAGACCATATGATATTTTAACAACAGATAAAATGGTATTATTGGATTAATTACTGGGCATGGTAATCCTCGGTTTTTTAATGAGAATGAGATATTGAGAGGTAATGTAACTGTTAAAGAAAAAAGAGAATGGGATAAAATTAGACTAGATAAAATACATGAAATAACAGGATTTGATATATTGGTTGTATGGGAAATAGATTATAGATCAAATAGAGACGAAGTAATAAATCAGTGTAAGAAGTTTTTATATGAGTAATGTTTTACTAACAAATGTTGAAGTAGAGGAGTTAACACCTTTTGAGGATGAGTATGTATATGATATGGAGGTTGATTCAGAAGAACATACATTTTTCGCGAATGATATATTAATACATAACTCCTGTGTGTTGAAAATGAAAGAGTTGCTAAGTCTAAAAGGTATAAAATTTCAGAATGAAGATGGTACCCTCACAAAGGAAGTATATGAAGAAGCTCAAAAAATTGAACAGTATCTTAATACAAAAATCAATGAATGGGCGAGAGCAGAACTAAAATCTAATGACCCTAGATTCTCATTTAAGAGGGAATTAATTGGATCTTGTGGGTTGTTTCTGGCCAAGAAAAGATACGTTCTTCATATGCTTGATGACGAAGGTATACCATGTAGTAAATACAAGTATACTGGTGTTGAGGTTGTAAGAACAACAATGCCAAAGCAAATTAAGCCGTATGCAAAGAAGATTATTGAAACAATGATTTCAACAAAGTCTAGAGCAGAAGTAGATAAAGTTGTTCAGGAGTGTTATGAGATATTCAAAACACTTCCAATTAAAGATCTTGCTTTTGTTATGGGTATTAAAGGATACAGAAAATACACAAGCAGCTTAACAGATTTTAACATCCCTTCTGGTACAGGTACACCGGTTCATGTTAAATCAGCGTATTATTATAATAAATTCCTAAAAGAGTTTAACATTGAAAACAAGTACGAAACTATTAATGATGGTGATAAGTGTAGGTTTTTTTATGTTGAACAACCAAACAAATATAGAATTGAGTCATGTGGTTTTAAGTATGAATGGCCTGAAGAATTAAACGATATTATAAAAATTGATCATGAGAAAATGTTTAACAAAATTCTATTCTCAATGATTGAAAGATTTTATGATTGTGTATCATGGCAAATAAGAAAACCAAGCGAAAATGTTAGAGTAGAACTAGTGGATTTGTTTGGTTAATAAGCTATAATATTCATATATGAAAAAGAAATTAGTAACTCTAATTGATTCGGTTGGTCGCTATATTATCGGTGAGCTTAAAAGTGAAGACGAGTCGTCAATTACTCTAAAAACACCCGTAATGCTTAATGTTCAACCTGATCCAAACACAGGTAAGCTCCATGTACAAACATATCCACTTTTCTTTAAGGAGTTCCTTGTTAAGGGTTCGGATAATCTTTGGACCTATGCAAAGTCTTCTGTTGTTATTGGAAATTTAGAACTTGATGCGCAGCTTGTGCAGCAATATAATAATATTGCAAACCCTCAAGAACTTTCTAAACCAACCGATTCTAAAGTAATTAAACTTTTTGAAGATTAATATGTACAGAGACCCATACAAAGATTGTACAATAAAAAAATCTAAATTAAATCCCTTAACACCCTGTTCTTCTTGGGATGAAATAGCAGGTAGAATTGCAGTTCTTAAAGAAAATCTCTGCATAATATCTGAACTAGCACATTTTGTTGATGAAAGAACGATACAGTATAGATCACAGGGAGTAGAAAGTGTATTACCTGAAGAGCTACCACAAAAGTATATAGATATACCAATATGCAAAACTATTCAGGAGCTGATTGATATTGCTATTCGAATAAAAGAAAAACTTAGTTATATTAACGATACTTTATAATGGAAAAAGATGTATTACAAGCGCTAAGTTCAATTGACGAAGTAAATCCATACGCTTCGTTTTTGAACGAGAGTACACTATCAAATATTGATGGGTATATTGATACAGGTTCATATGTCTTAAATGCATTGATTTCTGGATCGATTCATGGTGGTATCCCTATGGGAAGGGTTACAATTTTTGGAGGCCCAAGCCAATGTATAACAGCTTCACAAAAAATAAAAGTATATGAGATGAAAACCATGTAGTCGCAGGACAATCCCTTTATTACTGTAGAGGAGAGTGTCAGAAAAGATACATATAAACAACAACTAGCAAACAAAAATGGGTTTTTAGTTATAACAGTTTGGGAGAATGACAATTTAACACACAAACTTAAGGAACTGGTGGAATTAATAGAAAAACACATTATAATTAATAATGGAGACAATTCAGAAACTAAAAGAACTACAATACTACTATAGTATTGAAAAAATTAGTGAAATTACAAATATACATCACCAAACATTATTAAAATCTATAAAAAACAACAGGTTTACAAAAAAACTATCACAATTGATTGATATAGCTTTTAACCATCATTGTGATAGTTTTGGGGTTTTTAAGTCTATTCCAGAAATTATGGATACATCTGCTAAGTATGTAGTAGACACACCTGATGGTTTTCAACTAATAAAGAATTTTATAACCAAAAATGTTCAGCCATGTGTTCGACTAACAACCTCTAAAGGTGCCATGATTGAATGTTCGTCAAAGCATCTAATTGAATGTATTGGTGATGAAAGATGGGTATTTGCTGGTGATCTTAGAGAACAACAGGTAGTAACACAACTCGGTCCTGATTTTATTACGCTTTTGGAACCGATTGAAGATCAGGTTGTATATGACTTTGAAGTAGAACACCCGGAACATCGCTATTGGAGCGGTGGGTTTAGTAATCACAATACCGGAAAATCGCTCTTTGTTCTCAAGATTCTTGCTAATGCACAGAAACGAGGTTTAATACCCGTTATATTCGATACTGAAAATGCTATTGATTCTGTTTCTGCAGAAAGAATTGGTCTTGATCCATCGAAAATTAAATACGTTCCTTGTGTTACTATTGAACAAACACGAAATGCAATTTTTAAATTTCTCAATTCTGTAAAAGAAAAAGGTTTAGAAGGGAAGTTTATTATTGCTATTGATTCATTAGGTAATTTACAATCACAACAAGAGATGTCTCGGATGGAGAAAGAATCTTCTTCAGCAGACATGGGGTCAACAGCACGTGCAATGAAATCATTGATGAAGACCCTTACAAACTTGTGTGGTCTTACAAAGACAACTGCTATTTGTACAAATCATGTTTATGATGATCCAAGTGCAATGTTTCCGTCATTAGAGAAAAATATGCCTGGTGGTAGATCTGTTGTATATCTTCCATCAGTTACTGTTCAGTTAGCCCGCAAACCTGTAAAAGCAGATGGTGGTAAAACTATTGATGATGAATTAGAAGCAGGTCAGAAAAATTATTCTGGTGTCGTGTTGAGAGCACTTACAGTGAAGAATAGATTTATTAGACAATATCTTGAAGGTGAGATGTACTTATCATTTACATCCGGTCTTGATAGATACTATGGTCTTTTAGATCTCTGTGTTGGTTTTGGAATCATTTTACAGACAGGATCAACATATACTCTTGCTGATGGAACAAAGCTTGGTTTCTATAAGAACTTTCGCAAGAACGTTGATTTGTGGGAAAAAACTCTTCTTCCAGAACTTGAAAAGGTAATTAAAGAAAAGTGGGCTTATTCACAAGGTGAGCAGATCCCAGACGAAACTGAAGACGTACCAGACGAAGAATAAACACATAATTAAATTTAGGGAGGTGGTTTATATCACCTCCCTTTTTTTGTATAAATATCAATATGCAAATTTTAAAGATTTTGATGCTGGTTCTAGTGGTTGGTTGTACAACTACAAAACCACAAGGACTTCAAAGTAACTTTGTTTTTTCAAAAGCATATGTTGAATTGTCTTATATTTCAAGAGACAAAACTGAGTTACAACAACTATTAACTATTGTGGAATCAAATGCAACACCACAAAAGAAATTTAACGAGTGGGATTCAAAATTTGATGACAAAGTTAAGGTTGAAGTTTTGAAAAAATATATCAAAGAAGGACACAGAGGATTATGAGAGTAAAATTAAAAAGTGAAAATTTCCGGTTTGTAAGACCATCTCTACCAGATAGTAGAGACATTGTTTATAAAACATCAGTGACAGCAGTATCAGAACATTCTCTAGAAGAGTTTAGAGGTCCTATATTAGACCAAGGCTCATATGGTGCTTGTACAGGGTTTGGTACTGCAGGAATGTTAAGATCAACGTTTAAGAGACTAACAGATCTCGAAGTTGACTTTAATCCATGGTTCATTTATTATAATGCTCGTTCTCGTTCGGGATGGCGTTATAAAGATGAAGGAGCTTACCCGCGAGAAGTGTTTAAGTCGTTGGTTAGGGATGGAGTTATTGAAGATTCGAAGTGGAACCCACAAAATAAAATTAAGGAAGATCCTCCTAAATTTAGCGATGCTGATTTAATTAAGTTTAAGTCATATAAGAGATTTGAGCTTAAAAACATGGAACAGATTCAAAGAGATTTTTCAAATTTCATTAGTGTTGAAAAAATGCCTATTGGAATTGCAATGATCATTAACGAAAAATCTACAGCTGAAGCTGGTAAATCCGGGGTGTTTAATGTATATAAAAATGATGAGTCTCTAGGGGCCCATTGGGTATATGCAGATAAAGTAAACCAAAACGGGATTACATTAGTAAACTCTTGGTCAAAACGCTGGGGTAAAAATGGTACAGCTATTGTACCATGGGATATTTTCCCTCATATTATATTTGAAGCATGGTCTTTAGATCCTGCGCTTCCTTGACTTTTTAGGAAATATCATATAATTCAAGAATGTTAAATAAGTGTGTATTAGCCTTATCTGGTGGGTTAGACTCTACAGTTCTTCTACATAAAGCATGTCAGGAATTTGATAAAGTACATTGTGTGTTTTTTGATTATGGTCAGAGGCATAGAAGAGAACTAGATTGTGCATGTGATCAGATTTGCATTGTAAATGCAAAAAATCATAAAGTAGATCTAATTACAATACCTGTACCCCTTCGAACTATTGCACCAATTAGTTCTCTTACTTCAGATGAAGTTGATACGCCTGACGTGAGAAATATGCTCGGTGAAGCTCAACCAGTATCATATGTCCCATTTCGAAATCTAATATTCCTATCAATGCTTTTGTCTTATGCTGAGAGTGTTGATGCAAAAACGGTCTGGTATGGAGCAGCCGGTGTGGATACAGTAAGTGGTTATTGGGACTGCACTACAGACTTTGTTGATAGACTGAATGGGGTATCAGAACTTAACAGAGAACATCAGATTAAAATTGAAGCTCCTCTTATCAATTTATCAAAGAAAGAAATTATTGAACTTGGTGTCAATTTGAAGGTAGACTTTAGTAAAACCTGGACATGCTACAGTGGAGAAGATAAAGCCAACCCATATACACCATCTTCTTCTTCAAGACTCAGAGGTTTTGTCGATGCTGGTTATATTGACCCTATTGAATACGCCCAGGATCTTACAAATTTCTGGGAGAAAAATAACTGTAAGAAGATAGAATATTAAATTCTAAACTGCTCGTTCTGGAGTTGAATTTGTTGCCATATAGTCTTAGGCTTATATAGGTCTCTATTTGTAACAAATTTCACTTCTTTCTTCTTATAGCTCTCTTTGACAGGCTCTTCTTCGTCTTCAAAACGTTGCTCATCAGGTTGGCCAAAACTACCCATTCCATATCCTTGATCATCTACACCGGCTTTTTGAGAAAATGTTTTTGGTTTTTCTTCAGCACCACCAAAATCAAATTCCCCTGGAGCGTGAACAATAACTTCAAAGTCAACTGTATCAATACCTAGTACTTTAGAAAGCGTTTGTTTAAGAGATTTTTCCACTTTCTCAGCCCCGGCTTTTTTAATAGTCTGTGTAATAATACTATCTCCACTAAATTCAAAATCAGCTGAATTTTCCCCGGCATCAAGTTCTGGAGCATTTCCACCATTAACTTTTGTCAAATACGTATTAAGCTTTTGAACGTCAATAGGTAAGTCTTCACCCCACACAATTTCAATAATTGAGGTATCAGCTGTAAACGAAGAAGTTGGTGATATATCATCTGCTGCAGATTGCTTTTGTTGTTTGCCTTCAAGTTTTTTAGCTTCTCTCTCAGCTTTTAATTCTTCCGCAGTTTTAACAGTCTTAAATTGTTGGAAATCATCTTTAGAGCCAAAAGTTTTACCAACCATTTCACCTTTACCTCTTGTACGAACTTGTTGTAAACGTGCTAAAAATTGACCAAGTTTGTCTTGAGTATATTGTCTAAATTCATCAGCAATTTCATCTTTAACGACACCACTATCAACGAGGTTTTTGATAAATTCCCCAGCTTCAGCAGCATAACGTGCACCAGCAAATGCTGTGCCCTCTGGTACTAGTCCTTTTTCTTGAAGAAATTCAATAATAAATTTAAACATGATAGGTCTTGCAACACCAAGCTTTTTGTCTTCAATAGCTTTACGAAGATAACCAGTTTGGAAAAGTGTTTCAAATCTACTTGTACGAGCTTCGTTAAGTACTTCTGCTCTTTTTGTAATTTTTTCAAAAATCATGTATATATTTATAGGAAAGCATGTAAGATTATAGAATATAGATTTAATAGAGAAAAGATGTAAATAATTTCAATGTGTGCAATTCTAGGATCAAGAGATGTTTCAATGTTTGAAATATTATATGAGGCAAATAAAACTCGCGGAGCTTTTGCTTCTTCAGTATGTTCGCTAATATCTGACGGAAATGGTAATGTTTGTGATCATTGGATTGGTAAGTTTAAAAATGTATTTGATATTGGTAAGATTAGCTTTGTAGACGGAGAACAAGAGTATATACTTGGTCACTTTCAAGCGCCGACGTCATCAAAACGAAAATGGGATTACGATACATCACACCCTTTTGAATCTCTCGATTGGTGTGTGGCTCATAATGGGGTTCTAACAAATTTTGAATATCTCAACAATAAATTTACACCATGGAATGTCAACCCTGTTGATTCCTCTGTGATTGTTAGTATGTTACAAGAAGAATATGAAGAAAAAGGAAAATTATCCATTAGCAAAGAATACCAATTATTGGAGAAGGTTCTGGATCGTCTCGAAGGTACATTTGCTCTTTATATTGTCAATACTAATAATTGGAATACTTATATATGCCGTCAGGGGTCTACTTTATTTTTTGACAAATTAGGCAATTTCTCATCAATTAAGGGTAAAGGAATGACAGAGGTTCCAGAAGGTAAGATATACCAACTAGTAGACAGATATGGGTCTTTCAAACAAGTTGGAGAATTTAAAAGTAAATCACCGTTTTTAGTAATTTAATATATGGAAAACAAAAGAGTATATTTTTATGCTTGTACAAGTCAGAAAAATGAAGTAGATACATTATTATACAAAAGTTTAATACATAATGGGATTACAGATTACAATATAACTGTAAACTTTAAAGGATCATTAACAAAACAATATAATATACTTCTCCATAAGCTTCTTCAGGATAAAAATAGTCTATACAGTACTGTTATTTTCTGTCATGATGATATTACAATTAATACAAATGATTTGCGAAAATTTGATAATGAATTTGTAGTATTTGGGTTAGCTGGTACATCACAAGCAACAATCAAACATCCATTTCTTTGGCATCTTTCTGCTCCAAGAGAAAATCATCTTGGTGCCGTTGCTCATTATAATGAGCATAATGATGATTACTTTATAACATCTTTTGGACCATTCAACAAGCAAGCTGTTCTTATTGACGGGGTGTTTATGGGAATAAATCTATCAAAATGGAAGAAAAACCCTATCTTTTTTGATGAAAATATACCATCAAAATATCATTTTTATGACCTTGCGTTTTCATTAGATAATAATCTTGCAAAGAATAAAGTCGGTGTTATTGACTTCCCTATTATACATTGTTCACATGGGTTACACTCATTAAGTGATCAGCAGTGGCAAGACGGTGAAAAATATATATTAAAAAAATATGATAAGTATACAGGAACAACAATTGCAGTCTGATATAGATAGGTTAAGATTATCACAGAAGCATATAAAAACATTGTGTAGCAATACACTAAAAAGCAATAAAGACCCTGCCGTACAAAAATTAATGAGACAAATTTTGAGTTATATTAAACCATAAATGAAATTTAATGCGGACTATTTTGAAAACATCTTCATATATAAATGTCTAACAGATCAGAGCTATGTAAGTTCAGTTATTGATTATACAGATATAAGATACTTTAACAATAAGGATATTAGACTGGTTTGGGATATTATTAAGGGGTTCTATGATAAGCATTCTACTATTCCAAATACCACTGAGATCAAGCAGTACATACAAACAAATGATCAAAAACAATCTCTTGTTAATGTATTGACAAAAATTAAAGAGGTTGAGAAAAATCTCAATAATGACGAGTTATATCAAAACACAGAACTTTTTCTAAAAGAAAGATCTGTATACAACACCATGCTGGATGTTGCACAAGACATTTCTTCAAAGACTGTTGATCCAGCTGAAATTTTAGAAAAGTTTGATAGATCATGTAATATATCCTTACATACAGACATTGGTTTAGATCTATACAATGATATTGACAAAGTTTGTGCGCATTTAAGTAGTGTAGAAGAGACTATACCGACTAGTTGGAACTGGCTTGATGAAAATATTGGTGGCGGAATCTTTAAAAATGGTCGTGCTTTGTATGTATTTGTTGGTCAAACCAATATTGGTAAATCTATTTTTCTTGGAAATGTCGCAACCAACATCGCAAAACAAGGTAAAACAGTGTTGCTTATAACACTTGAAATGCCGGAGATGTTATATGCAAAGAGAATTTGTTCGAACGTAGCAAAAATACCACTATCAACAATTCATTTAGAGACACACACGCTCAAAAAGGAGATTAATAGCATAAAAGATAAGGGAAGACTTTTAATCAAAGAATTTCCTCCATCTACTATTACACCAAGACAATTGTACGGGTTTATCAAAAAAATAACAGATAGAGGTATTAAAATTGATGCAATTGTGTTAGATTATATCAATTTGCTTAGTTCTCCGATTGGTTCAAACTCATATGAAAGAGTAAAGTATATAACAGAGCAGGTTCGGGCAATGTCTTATAGTTTTTCATGCCCAGTGATCTCAGCTTCCCAATTAAACCGATCAGGAACCCATGTTAATAATCCAGACCTAACAACTATTTCTGAAAGTTTGGGATTGAGTATGACTGCTGATGTAATGGTTTCAATTTTTCAGTCTGATGAAGATAGAGAGTTGGGAATTATTAGATTAGGTATGATGAAAAATAGACTTGGACCTGTAGGTTCAACTCAAGCAATGAGAATCGATTATGGTACCCTTACAGTTACAGAAGCAGAAGATATTGAAGAAGATGAGAGTACAGAACAAGAAATGATATCAACTCTTGAGATGTTTAAGGGTGTTGATTAAGATAACAAACCTAATAACTACGTAAGTGAAACAGAGTGTTTTAATAATAACTGATAGTGATCTTGATGGATGTGGGTCTTGTCTTGTTCTAAGATGGGTATATAAAGGATGTAATATTACAAACTGGTGTATCGATAGAGGTAATCCAAAAAGTATTTTTAACAAGGTTGATCATACGAAATTTGATAAAATCTATATTACAGATACATATGTGCCAGATGATTGTAAGTCTCTTGTAGATTATGAAAATGTATACATAGTGGATCATCATAAAGCTCATTTCGAAGAAAGGGATAGTTATAAGAAGGCTAAAATATTGATGAAAGAGTATTATACATCTTGTACAAAGTTGTTATATGATCTCTTTCATTCAAAAGTTGAATTTAGTAAGTATCAGAAGTTACTTGTAAGTATAATTGACGATTATGATTGTTTTAGGTTGAAATATAAACAATCAAGACAGTTAGATTCAATTTACCATGAGTTGAGAGGAACAAATCAAGACAAACTTGAAAAATTTATCGAGGAATTTACTGATGGGTTTAAAGGGTTTACACAGATACAAAACAACATTATAAATTTAAGACAGAAGCAGCTTGTTGATACTATCAAAGAATGTGAGTTCTTTAGAGGTAAAATTGATAGCAATGATGCAATTGTTACATTTGGTGGTAAGTTTAATAATGATATTGCATTATATGCATTGAAAAAATATAATGTACCAGTTTGTATTATTGTGATGCCCGGAATTGGTCGAGTTTCATTTCGTAGATCAAAAGATAGTGATATAGATCTTCTTGAATTATGTAAAAAATATTGTGATGGAGTTGGTCATCCATATGCAGCTGGGGGTGTAATAACTGACAGTTTTTTAGAACTCACCAAAACATTTAAGAAGATCTAATGAATCCAGCTACTAACATTATTGAAGATGAAACAGAGCATATTTTATTATGTTATTGTACATACTGTATGATTACTGTTGGTAAAAAGTTATCAATGCAAAATATCTTTCTTTTAACTCTTAAGGAAGATCGTTATAAACAATTGATTAAAGATCTTCTCGATATTGAAAATGATTTTGAATTAGTCAGAATATTTCTTGATTATGATGATACCATAATAAAATCAAAATACGTCACAAAATATGTCAATTCCCTTAACAGAGCAAGAAAAGCAAGTTTATAACACATGGTTGAGAGTAACAAGACAACAAAAACAACAACCTTTTACACCCCGCAAAAAATTTGACGACCTAAAAGAAGAAAAATGCATTTTTATCCAAAAGATAAGTAGATTTTTTGATTCAAATCCCACAGTTAAGTGGGATTTGTTTTTTCAAGCCCCTTTTAGAGTATTCAAAGATGGTACATTCGATTTAGAATTTTTCACCACAAGGAAAGCAGTATCATGTTATATATCTTTGCTTGAGACAATTAGATTAGGAGATATTAAAACGGGGGAAATACAAAACCAGACAAAGCAGGGTATAAAGACAATTTTTGAACTATGTAAAGATAAAAGTATTACATTTGAGGAATATAAGACATATTTTGTTGAAAGTAATACTATTCCAGATTATATTATTAAGTTGAAGGATGGATCAATCAATTTTTATTGTTTGCATCTTCTCAATATAACCCCAAACATAGAAAAAAACATATTGGAATTTATTATTCCAGATTTTTATAACATATTTCAAAAAACCAAAATCAAATTTTTAGGTTCCGGAGAACCTAAGGAAACATTGAGAGATATAGTAAAAAAACTTGAACTTTACCTCTTGAAAAATAGCAAAAGTAGATTAAAATAACATATATGAAATACAACACAAACACACTATTCGAATCAATCAAAGGCGCTCTTCAAAAAGAAGAAAAGAAAGACGGAGGTTTCAGGGACATCCTGCAATTGAAGCCAGGTAATACTTATACAGTTAGGTTTATTCCTAATGTAAAGGACCCAGCTGGAACGTTTTTTCATCACTTTACTCATGGCTGGACGTCATTTTTGACTGGGTCGTATGTAAGTGCATTGTCACCGATGACTTTTGGTGAGAGGGATCCAATTGCTGAAGAAAGATATCGTGTCAATAGAGTTGGGACAGAAGCAGAGAAAGAAAAAATGAAGAGTGTTCGTAGAGCTGAACAATGGCTTGCTCGGGTCTACGTTATCGACGATCCGACTAACCCAGAAAATAATGGAAAGGTCAAGAAAATTCGTTATGGTAAGCAAATCGATAAGATTGTGAAAGATGCGATTCAGGGAGAAATGGCTGAAGAGTTTGGATCTCGTATTTTCGATCTTACTAAAGCTGGTGCTAACTTTAAGATTAAGGTTGAAAAACAAACTGATTTGTACCCTTCGTATACATCTTCAAGATTCACTACAGCAAATAGTGATCTCAAGCTTACTGAAGCTCAAATTGAAGAAATCTTAACGACCGCACATGAAGTACCTCTTAGCGAAACTATTCCACTTAAGTCTTACGACGAGTTGAAGAAAATGCTTGATGAGCATTATTACTGCAAGACGGAGACTTCTTCAGATGATGTTGATGAAGAAATTATCAGCTCTATCAACAGCGGGAATAAAGCTAAAGATGGTGGGGACGATGTGGATATTTCTGATGCAGAAGTTGAAGAACTTCTTAAGGATCTGTAAGATGGAAAAGCCACCAGCAGAATTAATTCATGCGATTGGGACTCTCTTCGGAGAGTCCAAACGTATTGACAATAATATTGTCGAGAGATCAAAAGATCTGTTTGGTACAAGCGATCTAATTCAAAAGACGCTTGAGCAAACTATCAGTACCATAAAAGCCCCTTCCGCTCCTGCTCCTGCTCCTGCTCAGGCTACATTTCATCAATCCCCATTTGTTGTGGATAACATGAAAGACTATTATACAGTACCAGAACCAGTAATGGGAGTGGGTTCATCAACTGTTTTGCCTGTAGATAATACAACACAGACGTTTTGGGTATTGAAATCTATTGATACTAAGCTACAATTGATTATTGATATTTTAACAGCAAAAAATAATGCATCTAAACCTAGAAAAAGAAAGCCTCGTAAGATTCCTACAAAATCTTGATTCAATTACACAGCAGTCAATAATTACATTAACAGATTCAAAGATAGAGAGTATTGTTTCAACGCCAGACAATACTCTTTTTCTTTATAGTGAGTGGATATGTGATACTGATGTTGAAGATAAAAAAGCTATACACATTCCTGATGTAAAAAGATTATTAAATCTTGTCAGGTATATCGATAGCGAGAATATTAATCTTGAATTATGTTCAAATTCTTTGAAATATAAATCAAAGGAGATGAAATTCACATATCATCTGTTTGAAGAAGGACTGATATCACCATGTCAATTAAAGGCTGAAAAAATTAAAGCTTTTGATACAGATTTTTCCTTTAACCTTACAAAAGCAGAATATCAAAAGCTAACAAAAGCGTCAGCTTTTTCTGGCGATGTTAATAAGATATACTTCTATACAAATGATGATGGTGTATTTGGTGAAATTACTGATAGAGCAAAACATAGTGTTGATACCTTCGGCTGTAAAGTCGGTGAGATAACAAAAGGCTCAACATTAGAACCGATTAGCCTTAACTTTGAAAACTTCAAACTGCTGCAATCTGGTTGGCAAACATGTAATGTAAGCTTTAATCAGCAACTTGGAGTGTGTATTATTAAAACAGTTGAGAATAATATTGAATCAACATACATATTTACATCTTTCAAACAATGAAAATAACAAAACAAGACAAGAACAAGCTTAAGACACCGGGGTACTTTATTAAAAGGTTAAAAGATAATGGGTATATTACTTTGAGAATGTTTCAAAAATATGCTCCATCTGACCCCAGAAAGTGGACTGTATTGATTGACCCTGGTAATTTTTCTGTGTTTGTAACATGTTTTGAGAATAAAAATGAGAAAGGCGAGATTCTATTCCAAGTAGATGATGGTGGTAGATTATTTCCTAACAACTTTTATATCAAAACACATTCAATGGAAGTTGTGATCAACAATCTTATCGAAAGGGGTGTAACACAATCGCAGAAAGATTCAATATTCTTTAAGACAAAAGATGAAGAGAATAAATAAAGGCATGGCTGATGAAACACCACGTAGAAGACGCCGAAGCAAATCAGCCAAGCCAATAACTGATTTGGATACACCCGACACACCAATGGTGGGTAATATTGGTGATACTGAATCAGCAAATACAAAGGCTATTCGGTCTTTAATACAAGCTGTGTTAGGTGAAAAAGTTGAAGCACAAAAGCATATACGTGAATCAGAAGACAATTCAAGAGCTCTTATTTCAACAATTTCAGAGTTTCTTGATTGTTTTGTGCTGCTTGGATATGATCAAGAAGGAGACCCAATGATTATTTCATATGGACCTACTTCAAAAGATGGTGACGCACTGAGAAATTTATATCTCAAATTCCTACCACAATTCATGCATTCGCAAGATGATTTGGGCGACCCTGAAGAGTTTTAAACCAAGAGACTCTTTTATGATTCGTTCTGGAGAACGAATGGGAGAGATGCTTATATTGATGGAGACACTTCAAACGAATTACGTTTTCCTTTCGTATCCTCTAAACATTATTAGGGTTTACGAAAAAGGACAGTTTGATTTAGAGAGGAAAGATGGTATAATTGAATTTATACAGAAGCTTCCTAAACATGTGTTCAAAGGACTCAAGCAAACGTTTGAATCAGCTAAGCGAAAAGGTAGTGTAACACAATGGGAAAAGGAAACACTTCGTTCTCAAATAAGAAAAGATGAAAACTTTAATAATAGACGGAAACAACCTGGTGTGGAGAGCTCAGTGGGTGGCAAAAAACACCCACCAGACTGACGCAGATTTTCTTGGTGTATATATATTCCTTACGTCATTAAAGTCATATTATGAAAAATACCAGCCTACCCATATTATATGCTGTTGGGATGAGAAATTAGAATATAAACCCAACCCAAGAAAGCAGTTACTTGAGCAATATAAAGGCAACAGAGATAAAGATAATAATGTTGATATACATGCAGATAATCAACATATTAAAGATCTGATTGAATCCATTGGTGGTATTAATTTCTTTCCGCGTGAGTTAGAAGCTGATGATATTATGGCATTTTTATGCCATAATATACCAGGGAAGAAAGTAATTATTACTGTTGATAAGGACCTCCTTCAGCTTGTTGATAGTGATACTGTTGTCTATAGTCCTATTAAAAAGGTTGAGTATAACATTGATAACATTGATGAACTACTAGGATATAGCCATAAGAATTTCGTTATATATAAAGCCTTTATTGGGGATCAATCAGATAATATTCCTGGTGTGTATCGATTTGGACCAAAGAAAATTGAACAATATATAAACGGGAGTATTGCTCTAACAGAGGATCAGCAAAAAATTGTTGATCTCAATATGAGCTTAATGGATCTTAATCAGGGATATGTTCAATATCCCGAGGAAAAGCAATATTATCAAGATCAGATGAAGAAAGAATTCCCAAAACCAGATTGGGATAGGTTTATGTTTATCTGCAAAGATCTTAATTTCCAAAAAGTTGTTAACCAAAAGGAAAAATGGTTTGAGACATTTTTCCAAAAAGATGTGATGAATAACATAATCAGTAACTTGTTTGCATGATCAATGTACCAGAACAATATTCGATTAATAAATTCTATCAATACGCATATAGGGTAAAACATAACAAGTATAATAATACATATCAGGCTGAATGTCCTATATGTAGAGAAGGTAGTTCTTCTGGGAAAAAGCGCAGGTGCTACTTTATACCCAAAAAGGAACTAATATTTTGCCACAATTGCGGGTGGTCATCGAAGCCTCTCAAGTGGATATGTAAAGTATCTGGTGATACAATTAATGAAATCATTAATGAGATAAAAGAAAATGATTACGATTATGGTATTCAAGAAGTAAAAGATAAAGTAAAGCCTGAAAGATACATTCCGGATATTCCAGATGATTGTATTGAGCTGTTTGAGATCAATAGAGAAGAACTAATAGACAATGGAGAATCAATTTTGACAAAAGATCAAAGTCAGATTGTAGAAAAATGTCTTAAATTCATAGAATCAAGAAATCTCAACATTGCTGTTAATAGACCAAAATCACTTTATGTATCTTTTCGGGACCCCACCCATAAAAATAGGTTAATTATACCTTTTTATGACACAAAAGGCAAGATTGTATTTTATCAATCACGAAAAGTTATAGACTTTGATCCAAAGCCTCGTTATATTTCCAAGACCAATGGTGATAAAACAATATTTGGGATTGATAAAGTTACAAACGATAGTGATTATGTCTTCGTTTTTGAAGGACCATTTAATTCCTTTTTTATGAAAAACGGAGTTGCTGTTGGAGGTATTCAAGATTCACAGCAGACATTTACACAAAAGCAGCAAGATCAGTGGGATACACATTTACGATTTTATAAGCGTATATTTGTATTAGATTCTCAATGGAAAGACAAGACCAGTCTTTCAAAAACGGAAAAGCTGTTAGATATAGGCGAGACGGTATTTATATGGCCTGAAAATATTGGCAAACACTTTAAAGACTTTAATGAGATTGCAATAAGGGGAAATCTTGACCATGTAAGTCAAGATTTCGTTATTGGTAATTCTTTTTCTGGGTTAACCGGAAAAATTAAACTGGGTCAGATAAAGCGGATTATCTGAATCGATATTTCGGGTCTGTTGAATTTGAGAGATAACCCTTCATGGACTGAGCTAATGATGCTAAATCCATAGCTGTACGAGAAATCTTTTTTGTTTCCGTTGTTCTGATTTTATCAAGAATAGTATCAGGTACCGAATTTTTTAAGATTGATTGAATAGATTTTGGATCGTCAGGGTCATTGAGAAAATTTGTGAATCTATCAAGTTCACCGATCCAATTTTTAATATGTTGAACCATTTGTTGCTCTTGTTGTGCCGCAGCTTGTAATACCGCTGAATCAACACCGGTTGCCCCAAGATCACTAGGTTCAGCACTATCTAAAGTTGCTTGCATCGCCTGTTCATCTGGTGTTTGCTCAATATCTTGTTCGATAAAAAGTTTAAATCTCTTTTGGAAAGCTGACATATACAGTTATTTATTCTCAACACACTAAATATATAGATGATTAATACACAGCCATCTCCATACCAGGTAGGTTTTGCTCAAGCCCCTACTTCTTCCATGGAAGATCTCAAGAGACAATTTGAAATTCAAAAAGACGAAGAAAAGAGAACACATAAAGCACAACCTAATCTTCCAAATACCCTTCAGACAGTAGTAAATCAATTTGGTGATATATATTTGAAATTTGTAGATATTAGGAATGCACTAGAGTTAGCAAAGCAAAATACTAGACGAACTGAAGGTATAGAGATATTACAACAAAAAATTGACAGGATCAACGAGCAAATATTTGATTTAACAAATGATTTAGATAAAATAAAGATGTGAAACAAATATTACAATCAATTGCTTTAGTTTTATCAATCAGTGCTCTTATATCAATACCTTTTTTTCCGGATAGTTTCTGGAAAATGTTTGTTATAGCAACGGGTATTCAGGTATTTGGTGGGTGGATAGCTAATACATTGTTTGGAATACATAGAGAGAATTTAGAAGCTCAGAGATATAACGAATCTCTTGAGATATTATCACAGAATGTTGTTAATATTCCATGTACAGGGTGTAAAGCAATACTCAGCGTACCTATTTTTCTAAATGAAGATAATGTTTTTGAATGTGAAAAGTGTAATACAAAAACACGAGCAGGTATTGAAATAACACCGATTATGCTAACTAATCATATCGACAATATCGTTTCAACACAAGAGATTTTCAATACCGTTGATAAGGTGATTGAAAATTCTGAAAATAATGATAATTAGAGGAAAATCATTATAATAAGGGATGACTGTAAATAAAAAACAGAAAAACTCCCCCAAAATTAAGGTAAATCTTAAAGATGGTGTTGAAGAAATGTCTATAGAGACATTTTCTCGATGGATGTGTCTAATAGAAGCTATTGATTGTATTCAGAGAAAGTGTGAAGAAGATGAGATTAATATGGAGAAGGTAGATTGGGTTAAACCTATTGCTATTCAACACTATATTGATGAGAGATTTCATTCGATGGTACATGATGTTACAGTTGAACATCAATTAGGTAACTTATAAATTTGCTACTTGATTATGCCAGACTATATCTTTTAGTTCTTGCTGGAATATAACTCGATCATTACCAAATCCTCTCATTGCTGATAGAATACAACCTGCATCAATTGCAGGTTTTTTCACAGTTTGTGATATAAACTGAGCTAGAAGTTTACCAATCATCCCAACACCCAAAACAGCAATATCGAATTCTTTTGTTATAATTTCATCACAAATTTTATTGTACACATCAATAGGGGTTTGTTTGGAATACGGTAAGGTTCTTCCTGCCGGTACCTGAATAGAGGTGTGTAAACCACCATAACAGATGCCGTAAAATTCACAAAATCGTCTCTTAGTTAAGTTTTTTATTATAATTGATGAATTGTTGGTAATCCATATGGTAGATTTACCATTTATAAGATTTCCAATTACAGATGGAACAAATAACGGAAAGATCGCACTAACAGTTGGCTTATTTGATACATCAACATTATATTTCTGTAAATTTGATATAATTTGAGGTTTCCACATGTGGGTATAACCACTATAATGTTCTGGAAGACCCAATAAAGAGCAATTATCTACAGAATTTGCAAGCATGTAGCCGAGTTCTTCTTGTTTGTGTAGAATAGATAACTCACCATCACCAAGACGAATAAAATAACCCGATGGGTTGTCTTTCATGGTTGATAGAATTAAGTTCTTATCGATCTCAATATTACTCCAATCAGCTTTGCTCCATATTTCATGACATATACTGTCAGCAGTCATCTAGGTATTTAATTCTACCGCTTGTCACGTAAGGCTGTAATAAACCTCTCTCTAAATCACCATCATGTTCTACTGGTTGAATAAACGTGCGTGAATCCCAATAATGATGCATTCCAGAATCCTTTTTGCTAAAATGGTCAAACCCAATAATTGTTACATCTATATTATGGTCTAAAAGCCATCTGATAGTAAGATAACCGGTTGATGGTATTATACCAGCAGCTTTATCTGTTTTACTTGTCTTTTCTTGTAATTCTTTTCTGATATCATTATAATATGATCTTGGTACCCGCCATATTTTTGTAGGTGTATATGGTGGATCTGATTCTTCATGAACCATAATGACATTTTTTGGTCTTATTGGGTCTTGCGGTAACGTTTTTTTGCCAAATGTTACCCATGCAGTGGTTTTAGAGCCAGTACACTTTTCAAGCCCGGTAGTTTTAAAGGTGTTTATTCGTATAACCTCATCAAATTCGTCTATTTTTGATCCATATTCTTTTTTTAGAATAGAAGGGCCATTTCCAACTACAATATATGTTTTTTTGGAAGTATTAATATTTTCAAACTTTGGAATCCAATCATTATCATCAGTTTTTATCACGTCCCAGGGTCTGGGCTTACCATGAAAGCAAATAACTTTAGCATTATTAGTTCTTTCTGGTGTAAATTTAAAACTGCTTATATCATTAATGGGGAAATAATTAACTTTATTGATATTGACAGCAATAAAATCTTGATCTCCTCTGTATTCGGTAATATGCTTTTGTGGGTCTAATATCCACTTACTCCATATTTGTTGTTTAACTTCAGTGGGTACAAACATAAACCCACTCTGAAGTGAATCTCTGCTTGAAAACGGTTTTGGTGTAACTAATTCTTTTCCTTGAAACCAATCTGAGGGAATGTCACGTACAACTGTATCAAGATCAATATAGATAAAGGGGAATTTTAAAATATCTGGTCTAAACATTTCCATTTTTGACCACCAACCGGGCCAATTATGTTTCATCTCGATAATGTTACCTCTGTTAATATCAAACATGTGAGAATCTGTTAGTACATATACATCTCCATCAAGTTGTGATATTAACCAATTGACATGATTATGGGTAAATTCACCACCAGTTTTATAAACCAGCACATATTTCTTGTTTGTATAAAAGTTATTTGAATAAATTGTAACAGTATGTGGTAAAGATTCTTTGTACCATACATGTTTGTGTGTTTCTAATAGCTCTTTCCACCCTGTAAAGTTATTATACCTATCAGCATCATGTATAACGACACATTTACATACTTTCAATAATGTAGGTAAATGTTCATATCTTTTCCATGTAACTTGTTCATTATCCAATAAACATACTGAATATTCTTCATTGGGTTCCCATTTGGTCCAATCTTTTATAATATTAAGATTATCACATTGATTAATATACTTACTACCCCACTCTTCACTAGATGATACTATATTAAATGTGTTACCTCTGCTCTTTGTTATTGAACGTATTATAGGTGTTGAATAATCTCCACATCCAAGTTCTAAAACCGGACCAGGATTATCAAACAGTGCATCAATTAATGCTTTTTGATGAGTTGCGTATGGGTCTACCATTAAGGCGTTGGTGTTGGTGTTGGTGTTAAGGCTGGTGTAGGAGTTGCTGTAAGTTCAGGTGATGGTGTTGGTTGTGGTGTTTGTGTGAGTGTTGGTGTTGGTGTAAATGTCGGTTGGGGCGTTGGTGTTGGTGTTAAAGATTCAGTTGGTTCAGGTGTTGGTGTTAATGTAAATGTAGGTGGCGGTGTTTGTGTTAAAGATGGAGATGGGGTTGCTTCGGGAGTTGGAGTTGGTAATCCACATACTGTTGAGAAGGTAACTTCACCGTCTACTACATCATAGAGATTGTTATTATTAACAAAATTACCAGTGAAGGTAAGAACTAAAGCTGGTTCTATATAGAGAGGACCTGCTTCTAGAGTTGTATCATTGTCTGAATAAAGTAGTCTAGTTGTTTCTTGACTACAATCAGTATACACAACATAGGTTCTAATAGGGCTATAGATAGGTCTCGGTGGTATATCAGCAGAAACTGTATAATATTGCGTTGGTATAAGACAATTATCACATAAATCTAACTCAATAGGTTCAAATGTGTTTGTTGTATATGTAGGAGCTGTATTTTTCCCTTCATATACAGGCTGCTTAATATATAAGACGGATTCTTCCCATCCTGATGTAGTTGAGACGGGTGTTGTAAATGAGTAACCAATGTAGTACTCTGTTGAATCATTTACGCTTAAGTTTGTATTAACTGATGTTAAGTTAATATATGCGGAACTGTTGGTTGGTCTCCAATCAATATAGATTTTTCTGCCTATATCACCTAATCTAACCCGCATGATCTGATAATTTTCTGTGCTTCGTAATAATTCAAAAGAATCCGATAGAGCACTTAGTGGAGTAGAGTATATTAGACTAAAATCTGGAAATCCTCCGCGTATAACTAGCATATCAGGTTGTATACTGGATAAGGCTATACCATCACGTGTTGATGAATCGGGGTAAATAAAAGAAGAAGCAAATAACCCAGTTGTATCAAACCCAACACATATTTTTGCACCAGATAAACCAATCTCACCACTATAGCCGACGTCGATACCCGTTCCTGGTGTAGTGAGAGAGGTCGTATCTGTTAGGAATGTTGTAAAAGCTCCGGAACTATTCTGATTTCCAGACAATAAAAATTGAAAGGACCAAACTATGTCATAATTTGGATTAAATTCATGATCAAATATTACTGTTGTGGTCCGTGGAGCTGCCATGTATGATTATTTATCAACATGTCATTGATGTAGCAGGATTTCCTATTTCATTCTCACACGCTTGTATAATTTCATCAAGTTTTGTATAACATTCTAGTAATGGTATCATTTCTGTTACTTTGTGGTTTGATTGAGCATATTGAAACCAATACTTATCGATAAATTTTTTCATAAATCTTATGTCATGAACCGTGATACCCGAATATTCTAGTACGTTTTCCATATATGTATTAATTTATGATTAAACCAGTTAATATCAATAAATAAAAACATGGATGTTGTTGGTTTAATAAGAGAAGCTCTAAAATTTGTAAGTCAATTATTTGGCTTCTATAAAGAGAAGCAAGAGAAAAAGGAGATTGAGGAGACCAAAAAAGAAAGAATAAAAGAGTTACAAGAATTGGTTGATAAACAAACAGAAACAGAAAGACAAATCAATAAAGGAGAAATCGATGAACTTAATAAGAAATTTGGTTGGGATTCTAGCAATAAGTAGTTTAGCTTCCTGCGCTACTACTGTCGAGTATGTTAAAGTACAATATCCAGCAATGCCTGTAGAACCTGAATGGATTAAATTCTCAAAACAGCCAATTATTGAAAAAATTGGTGACACGTTTATCGTATCAGATCAATTCGTTGAGAAAGCAGCACAAGAACATGATTATATTCAGCGTGTACGTAAATGGAAGATACAAAATTCTGTACCTTAGAACCAGTCAAAATATGATGTGTCAGAAACGTAGCCGAGCAATATAATTTCAAGCTCATCTGCATCACAGAAACTAGCTGCTGCTGATCCAGCAAATATTTGTAATTCATCTCCAGCACTAATCGACTGATTTAGTACTAATGATGTATACTGATTATCTGCAGCTCCAAGATATGCAGTAACAGCTTGAGGAAATGCCCCGCCGTTTTTATAGATATCGAAAGAGACTTCTGACCCCTGTACAGTCTTTATAGTTGCAAATACTTTTGTAAGAGTAAATGTAAATGGGGCATATTTTGAAGTTTCATTATCCCTCATATCGTTACCTTCTCCCCAACTTACTAACTTATATGTGACAGGATATATAATATTATTTACCGTTGTGGATAAAGCATTTACAGATGTTGTGAGTGTATTTGCTGTTGTAAATGCTGTGCTCCAATTTGATGAAGTATTTTGAACTGTTGTATGTGTTGATTCCCAATCACCAGATTGTGTTTGAACTGTTGTTTTGAGACTTTCGTATTCGACAGCGTCAATGTTAATATCTAAAGAGTACCAATCTGATTGTGATGTTCCTGTACCTGATTGGATATAATAAATTGTATTATTAGATGTATTATATGCTGTATCTCCAGGTTCAGCTGGTACATTTGCTAATAATGTAAGATCAGGACCAGTGCCTAAAAATTTATTACCCGCTACTAATCCCCCGGCTGTAACACCATCTCCAATATACATCCGTTTAGTATCAACAGTGTATGCGGGTTCACCTTCTTCAAGTATAACTTGTTGTCTATCTACATTAGGGCCCTTTCTTAGGATGAGCTTAATTAAGGTGTTATCAAAGATTTCTAGGGACATATCAAACTATTTATGGAAGTGTTCCAGCTACTCCATCAACGAGTCTTGCTTTATAAGATGCTGCAACTGAACCAGTAAAGTTGTATCCGTCCCCAACGGGCCTTTCAATTAGAACATAAGCAGAACCACCGCCTCCAGATCCACCATTACCACCTCTACCACCATTTCCAGCACATCCACCACAGCATTGACCAGCTCCACCGGCTCTGCCTAATCCATTACCGGTCTGATCTGGATCTCCACCTTTACCTCCATTGCCGCCGACCCATACAGTTGTATTTGATCCGACGCGACCATTACCACTTGATGGTGATGCAGACATATCTATTATACCTGTTCCACTAATTGTATTGCAATATATTGTTACGGAACCACCACCATGTTT